GAGAAGACTCCTCGGCTGAGCAAATTTCTCGATGCTCGTCAAGTAATCTAGGGAGCCAAACAAGCCCACATAGACAAGCGTACTGATGGTTACCTTGCTCCCGGATCTCAACCTATCGACAGCTTCCAAATCAAGAAGAAAGTTCTCCTTCACGTCTACCGGAAGAGGAAGCGCCTCGGCACGAAGAACAGAGTTGGCCGTAGCAACAAAAGTCATCGCCGGGACAACAACGCAAGTTCCCCCAAGATCAAGCGCCTCGAAGACGAGATAGAGAGCATCTGAGCACGATCCTACAGCTATCCCATACTTCCTTCCCACTCTCTTCGCTATCTCATTCTCCAGACAAGATACTTCTTCTGTCTGAAGATATTTTCCTGACGACATAATATTGGCAAAAATTCTATCGAAGTCAGATTTGTACTTCAGATATTCTCGTTCAGGCGCGTAGAATGGAACTTTCATTTACTTCCACCACCTATTCGCGAACCAGGAATAACGCTCAATTCCCTCTTCCAAAGAATATTGAGGATCGTATCCCAACTGCTCTCTTGCTTTCGATATATCCAAAGCCCCTCTTAGCGGACGATAGTCATTCTCCTCGAATTCCTCTATCTCTACCTCTGGATAAAACACCCTGATGATCTCTACCAGTTCTTTAAGAGATCTTCCCTCTCCTCTTGTAATGTTGAATACTCCATCTATTTGCGGCTTCATAATCGCACACAAAAACCCCTCTGCCGCGTCCTCGGCGTACGTAAAATCCAAAAACGTGCTACTGCCATTTTTTACCCGAATTTTTCTACCGAAAATGGCGCTCTCCATAAAGGTCTGTACAACCCGATTGTTGCAATCTCCCATCCCATAAACCGCAGAGGGACGAATTATCGTCAACGGGATATCGTACCTCTGCAAATATGCCGAACAGATAATCTCAGAGGCAAGTTTAAGACTTCCATAAATCTCCACCGGCTTCTTCTCTCCATCCTCCGGCTGCGGATCTCGCTCGAAGTTCCCATACACCATACTCGATGAGCTGTAAATCAGCTTAATCGGTTCTGTAGCTCGGATCGCTTCAAGAATCGAAAACGTGCTCTGCATTATCCCTCGAAACGCCTCGTCCGGTCGTCTTACGCCCACGTTGACCAGAGGGAGATTCGCCAAGTGTACAATGATCTCTGGATTGTGTTCCTTTATCGTAAACAACAAAGAATTGAAATCACAAACATCTCCTCGTATTTCCGTTACTCCTTTCCTGAGAAGTTTTCTGAATTTCAAATTATTGTAATGAGTATCACTTACATCAGGAATATATTGATTGTATATATCATAAGTAATGGTCTCATAACCAAGAGAAACCAGTTTATGGCATAAATAGCTACCTATAAACCCGGCTCCGCCTATTATTAACACTTTCATTTACTACCCACCCAGTAACTTTCTAATAAGAAAAGGATTAATAAGTGGATCATATCTATCTCCATACATGTGGTTCAACGGATTGTTTCCCCTTACGTTAAACCAATAGCTTATCTGATTCGTGTGCTGACACAACGAAAAATTCATCAAATGATATATACACGGACCCCCAACTCTTTTAGAGACAAAGGGGAAAAAGAATTGATCAAATGACCTGGCCTCCCCAGGCTCGTCCTCGGTTACTCCATACTCCTCAAAAAACGCGTATATGTGTTTAGAGAACTCTTTCCACCTATATGTTGAAGATCCTCCCATGCTGTTTTCTACTTTCCACCAATAAAGCCCACTTATTCTTTCAAGGAAAGCTAGTGGGATGTTCTCGTGAGGTTTCAACACAGATAGAAAATTGACTTCAGGATTTTCGTCATATACCATCTTTATAAACTTAAAACAATAAGGATTAAACACGTAATCATCATCAAAAGCGCATACAATATCGTCTTCTAGCATCAAATCCTGAATGCACCTATTTCTGATCTTGGCTACGCATCTAGCCATTCTCTTTCCATTTATTCCCGAGTTGATTATCTCAAGATTAGGAATTCTCTCTTTGAGAAAAGAGATAAGGTCTGGAGAAAAGCTGCTCCCCATAGTTACAACGAAAACATGAAGATATTCCCTGTACTCCGGAACAACCGCAATAGCGTTTTCCAAAGAGTTGAAGTATCCAGAGATACGTCCAGGGTCCAAGTCGGGACCAATATACGTAGACGTTGTTATGACGATCCTACTCATCCTTAATCACTACGTTTCCAAGAGAAGACTCTCTTTCGTTTTTTCCGTTGAATGGAATCTTATAGCACTGATCGACCGTAATGATCTTCTCCATGTTACTCAGGTCCGGTCCCCATTTGTCTTTGAAGTACCTCGCCGCCTCAATCTTATGAATGTCTATCGGTTGTCTCGGATCTCTTCCAAACTTCTGTTGAGTAATCCCTCTTGCATGCCAGAATCTCAACCCATAGTGTCTTATCACCTTGTGAGGATATCTCTGAGAGAGCCGAAGGAGAAAGTCGTTATCGGCGCAGAGCCCAAACATAGCATCAAAGGCCACATCGAAGCGCTCAGCACCAACCTTCTCAAGGTTAAAACTGCACGCACTCACCTCCCACCACAAACGACAAAAGTTCGTAACTTCTTCAACTTTATCTTCTGGATTCGGCATATAACAACGCTTCATCGGCTCGTTCCATCCACCCGACTCCTGTGGAACCCCACCGACAAAGACAAAGTTTCTGTTATAGGAATAGAAGTCCAGGGCATTGGAAAAGAACATACTATGAACCATTGAATCGTCGTTCACTTCAAACAAGATATCAAAGTCCCTCAATTGAGCCTCGTCGAGAGAGTAGTTCAGATTATCGCAGAAGCCCGCTCCAGGGCGCTCCACAAGCGCAAAGCCAGGAACTCTTGAAGTATGAAATTCTTTACAAATGTCTCTGATTGTCGAAGATGGTTCATGAGAAAAATCTATAATCATAAGACTTATACTAATTTCATGACCAAAGCCCTTTCTGAAAACACGAGTTTGATTAGCTACCATGTTGATGGATCTCAAAAGATAGCGAAGACATTCCCTAAAATATTCAACATTGCCATCATGAGTAAACACGGAAACTAGAGATTTCATTCCTTGATCCCCTTCAAGACATCGTTTACTTTTCTCCAAAAGCCAACCGTACTTTTCTCAATGAAGTAGTCCTCCAGGTCATCACCGAAAGCCTCCTCATAAGTATAGTAAACGGCCTTTGAAGCAAAAAAGACAGACTTGGCCCCTAAAATAGCCTGCCTTGACCAGTCGAGGTCTACGTCGAGAAAGCTGTCTTCGATACGATAGATATAAGGAATCCTCTTTTGAAAAAGTAACGCCCTGATATGCCGCTTCTTGTCCTCACTGAAAGACGAGAGATCGGAGCTGAGAATAATGAGTTTGGATAAAACAAGTATCCCCACAGAAAACGTCTCCGACCTTACGAGCTTGAAATCAAAACCAGCATCACCAGCAAGCTTTATAAGCGTCTTCGGAATCCTCGCGCTTGAGATCCAACGCACAGAATCAACAAGCTTCTCTTCAGGCATAAACGGCACTACGTCTTTTGGGATCTCTTTCTCTTCTCTCGCTACAGTCACGCCATACAGTTCGTTCAATGTGGGGGCCGGATTTGCAAAAGGAAGTGAGCTAACAATCTTTGCCCAGCCCTTTCTTTCATAGCTTCTCGCCACTTCCAAAGTAACTCTTCTTGGTTTAACACCAAACTTCGACCGCAGCTCTCGGCTTTCAAATACGATATCTACTTCTTCCACGGTATCACCTTCTGATTTTTTCTGGGAGGATAAGGCCAAACCTTCTTGAGGTCAAGAATTTTCGGATGTGGAGTCAAAATGGCTCCACATCCGGGTTTGAGGAGAAAAAGTCATGAAGCTAAAAATAGCTTCATGACTTTGGTTACGCGGACACCCAGGTTATCGCAAGCTCAGTTGCGTTTGCCGGGAAGCCACGATAGAGCTTCCCAAGGATCAGGATCGCTGAAAAAGTGGCATTCCCACCGGCCGCAACTGCACGAAGGCTGATGTATCGCTGAATGACCGCGGCGTTTGAGCTTGTCACCACGCGAGCATAGGACTCGTCGAACACGTGGCCGAAGTCAAACTCCGCCATATAGAGCCCTGCCGCGCTGATAGCTGCCAACGAGAAAGCAGCGTTGCTGTTCGCGTCGCCGTTCGAGTTGGTCAGAGCCGCATCGTCATCCCGAAGAGAAAGGGTCAGTGTGCCAGCCGTAAGTCCAGACACGTCTGCCACAATTACCCCTTTCGTGGGTTTGATGAATGAGCTGCTGGAATCAAGCCACGAATCAATGCTCGCACCAAGTTGGGCGGTGTTGTAGCTGTTGATCGTGCTGCCAGCAGTAAGAGTATTAGCAGGAATGAGCCGTCGAATGCTCAGACCGCTCAAGAGTTCATGTCTTCCGTCCATTCCCATCGTAACACCTCACTTAGGACATATTCGGATCTGCGGTTGACTGGAGCACTACGAACGCCTTCTCCTGCTCGCAGATTCCACCAACACGCGCCGAGGCGCGGAAAGCGGTCATGTTCTGCAAGAAGTAAACGTGTCGGCTCATTTCCACGGAGATCGTCTTGCGCTCTCCAATGAAATAATGTTTCCAGTCGCCAAGAATCACGTCGCCAGTCGTGCCGAGATCACTCGTGCGGTAGTCCGACATCACGATAGGAATGCCTGCGGCGAATCCGGCAACGCCTTCGCCAAAGTTATTGTACCCGTAACCTACGTCGATGACGGGTCGCCCGTTTTCGTCAACTTCCTTGCGGAGGTTGTTGAAAACCGCCTTCTTCATAAACCACACCGCGTTCGCATCGAACATGGGCGGCAATAGACTGTGCATGTTGAGACAGTCGCGCCATCCTACCCGGTTCGCGCTGATGCGGTCACAGGTGATAATGTTGGGAGTATTCAACAGGCCCAGCGGCTGTGAGCCGCCAAGACCGGTGATGAACGACTTGTCGGTGCCATACCAGTACGCTCCCTGGAAGAGCTGTACAAGCAAGTTGCCGATGTTGATCGCACTGTCAGCAAGAAGCTGATCAGTAATCGGGGTCGATGCAGAGACCTCGTAGCACTTCAGGGTAAGGAACTCGAACTCCGCCGTGGTGTTCGGCTTTACCCCGCCTTCAGAGGTCCACCGAAGCTCCACGTTACCGAAGAAGTTTTCGCTTCCCTGAGTAAGGTCCTGCTTGAGTTTAGGCCACTGAATCTCGTCAGTAGCCATAGGCCACACCTGAGCACGCGGCCATACGATGGTCCCCGGAGGAGCGAACTGGAGCATCGCATAGCGGATATCTTCAGGGACAAAGAGGCCCGCAGAGCTGTCGTCCGCCGACCGCATCGCGGTCGTCATGTCGGTGAGCGTATCCTTCGTGACAATCTGAACGCTATCGCCCTTTGTCACGAAACGGATTGTCTGACCAGAACGCGCCGCGCCGCGAAGTTTCGCCGCAAACTCGATCATCGGCTCCGAAGCGGTCTCGAAAAATCCTGACTGACGCCGCAGCCCCTTCGTGCTGATGTTGTACATCCCAGCATTGACGATAGCTCCCTCGGGAAGCCGATACTGGTCCTCTCCAACCTGCTGGAGAGTACCGTCGTCAACGACCCCTTTGACACTATGAATCGTTTGAGGAACCGCCTTCTGAAGCTCGGTGATCTTGGTGTTGATGTCCTCAAGCATCCCTTTGGTCTTGATCTCAACCTGATCACCGACCGTCTTAGCGAGCATTTCCTCGAACTTTTTCTTGGTAACCTCGTCCATTTTGTACCTCGCAACTATGTTATGGGCTCGAAGGCCCGATTTGGTCCAACTGCTCGATCAAGGGCCTTACTGCCTCAGAAGCAGCCTCAAAGCCCTTCTCGACCATGGGCTTAATGTCATCTTCGGTTAGGTCAGCAAGAAAACCGAGTCCTTTACCGTAGATGCCCTCATTCTTCTTATGCTCTATCCACTCGACGAGTTCATCGTCGGGAATTTCATCAAGGACTTCCTGAACAAGCTGCACAGGACTCTTCTCGACGATCTCCCTCTTTTTCATCTGCTTCTTTACCCAGGTTTTGATCTGATCCGAATCCCACGAATCAGAATCAAACTCACAGGAAACAAGCTTCTGACAAGTAGTACAGAAGGCTCCATCGATACCCGTATATTCCTTAAACGTCAAATTTACGACGTTATGGTTGTCATGGTCTCCATGATCCAGAAGGACAAAGTGCTTGTACGTTTCTTCTTCCTCTTCAGGCTCCTCCTCCTCTGTTTCCTCCGCTTCCTCTGGAGCTTGGCTCTTGAAAGGACATTTCTCTTCCTGGCAAGCTTCGATTTCTTCAGGCGTCACTTCCTGATCACAATAAATGCAATATCGAAGCTCCTCTTCAGGTTCCTCTTCAGGTTCCTCTTCAGAAGCCATTTCATCAGAAATCTCCTCCGGCTCTTCTTCCTCCTCCGGAGCCTCCTCATCAATTTCTTCTTCACTAACTTCCTCTTCCGGAATCTCTTCTCCTTCGGGCTCCTCCTCGTATTCTTCTTCAGGAGCCTCTTCCTCGTACTCTTCCTCGGGAGCTTCCTCTTGTGGAGCTGTTCCGTTTGCCGCAGCTTCTCGCTGAGCAACAGAAGCCTCTCTCTGCGCCACAGCAGCCTCTCTTTGAGCTACTTCGACTTCCCTTTGGCGCAACCCTTCATCCGGTATTGCAGTCTCCATTGGTGCCTCCTCTGTAGCTGGCTGCTGCATCATTTCCATGAGTTGCTCTAAGTCCTGATCTCCAGTCTCCGGCGGAACTTCGCCCTCTGTTTCGGCCCCAGGTTCTTGAGAGTCAGGAACTGGAGGAACTTCGGGACCTCCAGCCACGTCTCCTTCAGCGACAGGAGTCTGAGAGACTCCTTCAGGGCCGCTCATCATGGACATATCGGTCGGAGTATAATCGGTCATCCAGAGCGCATTCGGATCTTCTCCCTCTTCAAGCTTAATCGGAACACCTATATCGGCAGTATTCATCGTAGTTGTACGATTGATCCTACCCGTAAGCTGGCTTTCGATTGCCTTGATCTCAAGACCGGGATAGATTCCCTTTTTGGCTACAAGGTTGTGAACCCAAAGTATCTTGAGAAGACGATTCAGTGAGTCTTCGGTAACGGCAAGTTCAAACTGAGCGGCTTGATCACCGCTTCTCTTTCTCTGAACCTGAGCTTCTGCGGCCTCCGTAGCAATTGCTATTCCCTGAATCACCGATTGAGCAACGGTGTTGAGTTTTCCGATAAGCTCAAGTTTTCGCTCCTGATCGGTTTCCGCTTGAAGCTGATTTGCCGCATTGACGTAATCAATGATGATTTTCTTCGTGGCTTCTTTGCCTTGACTGTACCATTGGCTTGCAGCGGGCCAATACATCGCCCCCTGTTGAGCATTCGGCGTAGAGACGGTTGTCGCTACAGTTGACGGCTCGCCAGTAGGAGAGTTGGTTGTACTGTAAGGAATCCCAATGCCATAGCCGCTGTCTTTCGTTACGATTTTCTTAGCGGCTTTCTTCTTGGTTTTCTTCTTCATCGGGGTTCCTCCTCTTTGTTCTTCTTATCTTCCAATTCGGGTTCCCCTACAATCTTGTCCAAATACGTATATGGGCAATCCGGGTCTTGACACTGAGCGATCCTTTCTTCAGTAGCCTTTCTCTTGCATTTCGGACAAATACTTCCGATTTGCTCTTTGGAGAACAGGCCCGCGGACCTATCGTTCCCGGCGCTCATGTATCCAGAAGTCGTTGATGTGTCAATGGATTTTTCTTCAACATTAACAGAGTCGCCTTTCATCCATATTGGTGCGAACAGCCAAAAATCTGGAACCAACGAAACAAACGGTTTATCTTTTACAGCATCAGAAAAACTCATAACTTTATTCCCCTTTCTGATAAAACAGAACACCATTCAGATTGGCTTGCTAACCGATAAATATCCCTTGAATTTTTTATGCCTTCAACAGCAAAGACCTCTTCTGCCGGTATTCCGTTAAAAATTTGGCCAAAAAGTCCAGGTAGCGTTATCAATTCAAATTCTGCAACTTCTCCGTTGTCTTCTTTAGTCGTAATTACTATTCTTTTTTGAATAAATCCTTTCTGATTTTCAACCACCCTAACATAATCATCCGATAATTTCCCAAATTGGCCTTCAAGTTGTGGAAATCGAGACATTCCAAATTCACCATAATCAAAGTCTACTACTTTAACGTCGGAAATTATCCCACTACTTTTCGTATCAATCCCAGTCGAAGGATGTATATATCTGACCGAAAACTTCTTGCCCTTTAACTCTAAACCTGCTTTAACAAAATCGGCCTCTGTTTTCTTAAGGATTTGCCTTGCGCCTGGAGTATTGAGCAGGGTCAATGCGTGACCCCACTCGTGCATAAGGAGTTCTTTTGGTCCCCCCATAGAATCAATTACCTTTACGGCTTCTGGAAAATTATAATTAACCAAATTTATATTAAGGGTGTTTTTATGACCAATAAACGCAATTTGATTTCCAAGCGCTGAATCAAGACTCCCTCCATAATCCACTTCGTCTCTTATCACGATTTTTACTGGGCCTGGACTTTCTAAATGGCCAAATTGCCTCATAAGGTCTTTTTGAAATCCCAATGGATTGTTTATATAATCTATCACTTTTGCTTTTTCCGGAAAACGCCTTCTATATGTTTTGATATTGAAATTCTTAATTTCATTAAATACTTTAATATCAAGAATAGATTGTGCAGTAGTGGTGGCATTTTTTCCAATTGCACTTCCAGACAGTACACCAATCGCAATTTTTTGGGCTTTTGATGTATTTCCTCCTGCTCTCGCGAATATATTCGAGTTCCTCAATATCTTATAGGCCCCAACAGATAAAGCTACTCCCCCAATAACGACCACTCCCCCTACTATTTTCTTCGTCTTATCAGACATTATAACATCAGACGCAACACCTTCCTGTACGCTATTCTTGTCTCTGAATTTTCCATCCCGGTGTCTCGGGTGTTCAGATTCAACAAATTCCTCTTTAGACATTTCCTTCTTTACAATATCTTCTTCTCCAGGCCCATTTTTCACTAATTTAACTTGATTCCTCAATGCGGAATAGACATCGTTCAAAACATCCAATACCGCCTCAAATCTCGTATGCCCAGGAAGAGCGTTTTCTATCGCGATCTTGCAAGCATCAGAGCAATCAACCAAGTCGTCTATAAACACCTCGGCCATTGCGGTAGCGAGATCGTCAGCAGACGGAGCACGCCCCTGCAAAGGCTTCTCTTCTTCGTTCATCCCCTTTGTTATAAATTCAACAAATCCCTTCTTTGTTCCCTCCCTTATTTGTGCGTCGTACTCCCCGTACCACTCATCGTCCCCTCGTTTCGTTTCCTGCTTTTTGATTTCTTCCTGTAAAATTTTACCAGCTTCCGCTAGATTTTCTATGTCTTTTTTATGCTTTGGGTTTTTGATATATTCGACAAGGGCTTGAGCGGTCACTTGATGAAGTTTCTTATCGTCCTTCATCAAATCTAAAAGTATTGCAGTCACTCTTGGATCATGAGCCTTAAAACCCCTTCTTGCAAATTCTTCTTGTAATGCTGCAAGCGCAAGGTTTGGAAGATATCTTTCTATAGTTGCCAAAAGAGATCTATAAAGCGGAACCGCTCCTTCCATTTCCCTACGAAGATGTTCGCCAACCAACTTTGAAACAAGTCTCTCTTGAATATCCTGCTGGAATCCTTGTGCCGTATATGCTTCTGCTCTTCTTCTTTCTTTTTCCGCCAAAGCTCTTTCATACTTCGTCCATTCCGCGAGGTTTGGCTTTTCCTGCTTCTCCGCCTTTCCTTCCTCTTTCCGAAGAGCAGTCGATATCGCCTCTTTTTCTTTTTTCGATGACGTAACTTCTTTCACGAAATTCATAATATCTTTGTGAAAATAAAACGCAGTTCCAGCAGCTCCCGTAGTAGCCCCAATTCCTGCCCAAGCCCTCACACTAAATGGGGGGATCACTTTCTCCATAAAGAAGTCTCCCAATGCTCCCCAATCGGAAGGAATTCGATCAGGTTTGTTCGGATCAAGTCTTCCGAGAGCCTTATCATACTCGTTTATTTCGTCTGGAGTATATGGAGTATAAATATAGTCTGGAATGATACCGTGCTTCCTCGTAAACTCTAAGTCTCCATTGCTTTTCCTTATTACAATGCCATGACCCTCAAGCCAAGCGTTGGTTTTCGCCTCTATAGCTTTTGCAGTAACAAGTTTTTTGTTCTTCAACATCTCTGGAGTAACATCGTTCGAGATCTCAACCGCGTGTCTTTCCGCCTTCGTAATCGTATCCGCAAGGTCAGGCTTCAGAACGATTCGCCTTCCTCTCCATTCAAAAGGAAGCAATGGATCAGTAGATTCCTTCGGAACAAGTTCAAGAATCTTCCTTTGTAGTTTTCCATCTTTGTTCCAATACGCTCTTTCCCACGCAGAAGTCAAAAGATCCTCAACCTGAACTTTTCCGTTTCTTCCAACAAATACTATTCCAGTGTCTCCATCAAGAGAACCTTGCCTTGGCCTCCAATTCATCAAATCTTGTTTCACTTTGGTATTGACAAATGCCCCTTTACCAGGACCATAAATCGTTCCCTCAAGACCATATCCTCTCAATGTAGGCCCAAGACGATAGGCTCTTATTGCCTTTCCTCCAGTCTTTCCTTTCAGTTTCGCAACCGCACTTGCTATCCATCTATTAAGAAAATTAACCTGTTTCGCATCAATAGTGCCCCAACTCGTAAACGGACCAATTTTCGCAGATTGAATCAGTTCCGCTGCAACAACCTCTCCCATCGCAAACTTGTTTATTGCGGAAAGCCGCCTCACTTGAGCAATTTCTCCAGTTCCCTTACCGCCACGTATGATTTCTTTTGCCGCGGTTTTGGAAATATCTACGGCTCGAAAGAACTTATTGGGAATATATCTCGGTCTCTTCCAAAATATCGCGGCAAGAGTAGCCGCTCCAGCAAGAGTGGCGCCAGCAAGAAGGATCTTCGCAACCGCCCTATCTTCATCACTTACATTATCGCTTCTGTACTTTTTCCACGCGTCTGCAACGGCCTTATGTTTCTGGACTTCCTCATTAAACTTACTCAGACTCGCATCCATTATTCCATGAGCGTCTTTTGCGTTCACAGGAGATTGTTCTACAACTCCACTTGACGTTCTTGCTCTGTTGTAACTACTCCTAAGAGCATTCGCCATATCTTCCCGTTCTTTATCCATATACTTCACAGGATCGTCCATATAAAGAATCCAGTCCGGTTTTCCTAATCTGTAAGCATCTGCCCTGATCTTTTCTTTAACTTTCGCCTCGCTCATGCCCGGATTCTCGGCCTTGTACTTCTCTGTAAGTCTCTGCACAGCTTGAGGAGCTTTCTTGGGCATTCTCCCAGCCCCAGCACGAACTCCACCATGACTAGCGACAAACTTGGTTGCCCTTTTTGGAGCCGTTGTCGTTACACCTGTGCCTGCCTTAACAAACTCTCCACCCCTCTCAGATCCCGCTGGAGCCCGAGGATGTTCGCGAGGATCAAATTCTTCCTTGGTCATCTCCTTGCCAACAAAATCAGCAAAGCCTTTCTCCAGCTTCTTTTTGGCCTCACTTCCTGCAACTACGGCTCCACCAACCGCGCCAGTTGCAATAACAGCCTTTGGAAGCGGACGCATTTTTTCAAGCTCTTCCGGTTTGATCCACTTATCAGAACCGGCGGGAAGCACTACGTCAGCAAATTTCTTGCTAGACAAAAGATCTTTAGGGTAGAGAAGGGCGCTTTCTTTTTTGAACTTGCCCCTAAACGCTTCTCCACCATAATTCTTGTACAATTCAGCAACCGTTCCGGCACAAATCACTCTATCGTCCTTCACAATGGCAGTAAAAAGAGAGCCTGTTATCGGGTCTGCCAATCTATCAACAACGAGATCTGGTCTTTCGCGAGCCATAGCCAGCGTCGTTGGTTGTTCTTGATCAAAAGTAAACCGAATTCCGCTCTGTTTCTCGTTTAGTGCATCTTCAATAATCCTCTCCCCCATTGCTTTCTTATCGCTCAGGCTCATTACCTCCTTTTTTGGTCTGAGAATAAGTGATATTGCGTCTGGTGTGGATCTTGGATAATCTTTGACTGAAAGAACCAGCCTGCCTTTCTCTCCTGACGTGGCTTGGGCAACCACAAACTTGCCCATGTGTTGACCAACAATCCCCCTACCAGCAAGAAAATCATCAAAGTCACTAACATATTTAGCTCTGTCTTTTACATCATTCCAAAAGAGTTTTTTCTGTTTATTCGTCTTAAATTTCAGATCCCCAACTCTATCCAATTCTCTACTCACAATTGTCTCAATTTTTTCTCCTTCATAACTCGTTAAGATTTCGTCGATATACTTCTTGTTCTCCATGTACTTCTTTATATTGAGATCGTTAACGACTACTCGCTTCCCTTCCTGTCCGAACATGTTCACAAAAAGATCTCTCGCTCTTTTGTGACGAACTCCCCCAGACATATAAGCCTCAACCATCTTTTTGTGCATATTTTGATCATACGTTCCAACAATCATGCTAGAATGAGAATATGATCCCCCATTAACCGCCTTTGCAAAAACCTCTCTCAATCTCCGCCTCGCTGTCTCATCTCCTTTCGCAACGTGTTTGTACGTATCTCCAATCAGATCTTCAATTCCATCATAAGGTCTGCTTCCCCAAATAAAAACATCCCCCGGTTGAGCTTGATTTCTCCAAGCAGCTTTGGCCTCCGGAGTCAGCCCATCCCACGGAACCATCTTTTTCGCCGCATCTGAATAGATAGTCTTTATTAGCCTTCCACCAACCCGTGCCGTAGCAAAAATCAATGGAGCAGAAGCTATCCCTAAGCCAACAAGAGCTGTCTTTCCCTTATTCGCCCTTATCCACCGCACAACACCCTTCTTCTCTTCTTCACTCAGTTCTCTCGACTTACCCGGCTGAACAACAGATGAACTCACAGTTCTGTATTTTACCGCCTTCGGCTTCTCCACCTCCTTCACCTTCTTTGGACTCATGCTCTGAGTAACAGACTTCGGTCCTACCGTAGAAGGCTTCGCTGCTTCTCCCTTTGGACGAAACTTTCCATCGGCATGTCTGGGATGCTCCGCTTCCTCGAACTGCGCTTCGGTCATACCCTTCCCGATGAAAGCAGCAAAGCCTTTCTCTTCTACAAGATCCTTTATCTCATCGGTTATTTGTTGATACTGGTTGCTAAGATCCTTGTACTCTGGTATCTTATCGGCGCCTACTTCAACACCCTTCTCAAGCGCATCAGCAATAATATCAAGCGTGTCTGTAAGCGTTTGGACCTGATTTTCTGTATCAATCCCCTTTCGTCTTATTCTGTCGGCCACTCCATACATCCCAGCCACAATCCAGTCCTTAAGTTTTTCCTTCGCGGCCTGAACCATGCCTTGACCGATCTGCGTTCTCGTCAGAAAGAGATAGCCAGCGGCGGCTCCGCCAAGCCTCAGTCCCCACTTCTTTGCCCACTCCGCCCATGAATCCTTGTCTTTCACCTGTTGAAGTGAAGACAAAATCTCTTGTTGGTTGCGAAGTATAGCATCCATCTGAGCTTGAGGAACGTTCACCGCGACGTTTGAGGTTCCGCCCATAGCGGTTATAGACGGTCCACCGGTCAATGAGTGCCACAACTGAGGCCCATACTGAGAGGCATAAACAAGGCCCGCTCCCTTCGTCACGAAGCCGTAGAAGCTTTCTTCTTTCTCCTTTTCTTTGATCCACTCTTTAACGATCATCTCAATTTTGCTCTTGTTGCCCTTCGCGTCAAACATCTTGATCACGACACCAGCAACCTGATTCCCTTTGTTCAAGTTATCGACAAGCGCCCTTCTATTGGAGGGAATCGCAAGAGCAGAGATCTCGACAAGCTCCACTTCGTGATAGAGCTTCTTCACTCTTCTCCCGTTGGCGGTCTTGAGAGCGTCTGAAGGAATCTTGTTCAGGCTTGGATTCTCTTCGACCACCACGGGAACAAATCCGGCGGAGAACCCCCTGAGACAGCCTTCATGAAAAAGCGTCAGAAGCTCGTCGCCAGTCTGAGTATTGGCAAGCTGGAACTTGGCCCATATCCCGTCGTCTCTGAACTGCATATCAACACACTTTCCAATGGGCCTGGATTTGTGCTGATGAGCTTCGATGAAGACAGGATAGGACATGTAGACCCCGATGTGCTTCTCGAACGCTCCAGGCATAACGATTTCGCCGTCCCTATCGACTTCAGGACGGGAGACGTACCCGGAGACCGTTCTTTGTTCAAGGTCTACGTCGGGAAGAAAATCATCTTCCCATTTGAAAGGTTTGGTAGTGAACAATTAATCCGAACTCCACTTAAGACCAGATCTAAGATATCTTGCGAGTTCTGCCGCCCTTGTAAGCTCCTCTTTCAAAACCTTATCCTTTATTGGTCTCTTCAGTCTGTCTTCAAGAATATCCAATGATTTTGATGTATTCAAAAGATCCTTTCTTTTTTGAAGAGGAAGAAGACCCGTTTTGCCCATATTCTTCACCCTTTGAGAAAGCATCAAAGCCATATCCTTTACGGCAGGACCTGCGGCTTTCTGGATGATTTGAGAAGAGGAAAGACGTTTTTTCCTCCATTGAGTGGGATCAAAATAAGAAATGTCCCGCTCTGAATCTCTCTTGGCCTTCCTCGGACTATTCTGTTTGGAAAACAACAAGTCACGAGCCTCTCGTTCCGCTTTTACAATCTCTGTTGGAATACGTTCTTGATCCAGCGCCTCTCCAAGGCCATGATAAGACGCAACATCATCGTGCAACTTTTTCATTTTTTTTGCAGCCTTTGTATACCCCCTGGAGATGGTAAAGCCTCCTTTCTCAACAATCATCGAATCGTCAAGTTCCTTGTATCGTTGACGCAGTTTCCGACTAATAACGTCAGAAATAGACCCAACCCTTTTTTCCTTTTCTGGAGAGAGTCCGAAACTGGAAAGCGGATTATTAAATTGAGAAAACTTGTCACCAAGAGTTTCTTTCATTCTGTCAACCGCGCTGATGATAATCCGCTTGTCCTTGGGAGAGGTTTTTTTGTATTGTTTCAAAAACTCTCCTGCACCAGAAAGAGGAGAAGCGCTCGCTCTTTTCGCCTCTTGCAAAACCTCTTTGATCGCTCGTGGAGCTTTCTCAACAATCATCGAATCGTCAAGTTCTTTGGCCTCAATTCCCCACTCCTGCCCTCGCTCGGCCAGCACCTCATCCAGAGTCTTCCTGGCAGGCTCAACGGAGAATTCCTTTTCAATCAGTTCTTCAGGCTCCATGTTCTTGCACGTTCCGCCCTGAAGATCCATCGTCACAAAGCTTGCTTTTCCTCTTTTGTCAGACATTGGAAGCCCTCCTAAGATTTCTCCGCCAGGACCGGTCTTCTCACGCACCGACAGTTCGGATGAAGCGTTGCCGATTCTTTGTACACCTTTCCGGTTCGATAATCCTTCAAAATGGTCCCGTGATTCGCTCTACAATTCTTCTCCGGATTTGAGTCATTACATACCCGCTCATCAAGCGCAGTCCACAAGACCGCTTTCTCGACAACGATTCTTCCCGCGTCCTTGTTTACTTTCTCAAACGACGCATCAGATCCCACATCCAATGCGCCGGAAAGCTCAGTTCGAGCAATCATAGACGCCCGCGCGGACCCCATATCAGCAAATTTCTCGCGAATGAGGTCCGCGACATCTTCTACATCCATGCCTTCCTTGAGCCCCGTCTTAATGATCTTCGTGATGGTTTTCTTAATCGTCCTACTTCTCAGCGTTGCCGACTGGTCGAGAAATCTACCGGCAGCATTGTATGTGGCCTCGTCCGGAGAAATGCCAAGCATTCCGCCAAGACCTTTCTCCACCAATCTCAGCCCGAAATTAAATCCAATGTCAACCGCCTTCATGATAAACAGACGAGACGATTCTTTATATTCGTATTCAAACTCATTCAAATCAAAGACTTCATCAGGTTCCTTAGTAACAATACCATTCGCGTTTTTCTTGACAATTTCTGATATCTGTAGTCCTTTGCCAACGAGAAACTTCTCAGCGACGGGTTTATAGATATTTTCAATAGCCTCAATCGCAGGAAGCATCTCTTCATAGCATTTGTAAACCACTCTCTCGTCTTCAGGCAGAATCTCTTCAATATATTCATCAATCCCTCTCGTAATAAGCTTCATCAATCCATCTTGAGAAGAAAGCTTTCCAAGATTCTGTGTTGCAGTCTGGATAGTTGGATTTGCTCGCATAAAAGCGGTCAGTCCTCCACGATTGCCACGAGCCGCATTGATAAGCGTAGAGAGATTGGGCGAGTTTCCCCTCATGGATTCTTTCAAGAGCCCCATAAGGTCGCCCTCCGGCCTCCCTCCAGTCATTCCAAACTGTCCTTGAAGCGCTGGGGCGCCTCCGCCCATCATGCCACCTTGTGCGGCCATAGATGCACCGGCAGCAGCCGCAATGCTTTCATCCCATACCTTGTCCGCCTCTGAGTTGATTCCTCGAATCGGCTGTCCATTCATCCAAGGAACGTAGCACAGCGGAGAATCGAACGGCTTTTGGCCCCTTCTCAAGCGTATTTCATTGATTGTGGTCAATCCCATAGTCAATTCGCCCTGGTTTTTAGCAAGTTCCCATTCGTCATCTTTCGGATGAGCCGACTCATAGGTAAAAATAAGGCTCTTCGTGCTCTTAAACTGAGATCTGAGCTGAAGATTTATGCTTCCGGCAAGCACCTTCAATCGAGGAAGAACCGAATGGTCCACAAAGGTCTTCTCGGCCGCAATATCGGACGCCTTAGATGAAGCCCCCATAAGCCCAAGCATAACCTCTGGAACCCCATACGCGGCCAAGATATTATCTTTGGTCCATTCACTCAAAGCCATGAACTCAAAGTCCTTCGCGGACATTCCCACTTGCTCGATCTTTGCTTCTCCGGTAAGGACCGCGGGCTTAAACTGTCGCCCTGGCCCGCGATGTTTTGCGTTCCACCCTTCCGAAAGCCGTTCGGCTTGAGCCTTTGGAATGGGGTGAGCAGGAACAATCACGAAATCCGGCCTTGCGTTATTCTGAAAAAAATCCTTCTCATAGACCTGAAGATAGAGATCCAAATCAGTGACGTGCGCCAGGGCTTGAATGGGGGTAAAGGGAAGCACCGGATTCATCGGATTCGGATAGTGGAAATAGACAACATCTTCGTACGGATACTCTCTTCTAAGCTGCTTCTGATAAGGAGATGCGAACACGAACTTATCAATGAGCCGATCAGTAGAGTTTCCCATCATGATCGTTACCAATTCATTCGGATTCATCAAATAAAGCTCTCTCGGGGCACCGATTGCATCTCTGATGATAAGCCAAAAAGCACATCCACACAGATCAAGATACATCTGCGTAGCTGCGAAAAACTGCTCTCCGTCAAAGTACTTATTTGGCCTTCTCAGAAGCTCCAGGAGGGGGTGATGAAGAATTCGGTCAAACTCTTCATCGTTCGGCTGGCCAACCTCTTTGTACAGATAGAAGGGAACAGAGGCTACTTTGTTTTTGATCAGATTCACACAGGGATAAACCCAAGTACGATACTTGAGAAGTGCCTGTTGAGCATTAACTGTAGGGTTCAGAGTTCCAGGATTGGCATTGGAAACAGTAGAAAGCGTTCTCGAATTAAGCTCTTCCCACCCTTTTATTACCACGACGCCTGGATACTCATCAAAAAAATCTCGGTCTTTGGAAAAGGCGCTTCTCAGGCGATCAAGGAATCCCATTACTTGTTCCCAAACTCGTCTTTAAGAATCTTCTCAAGGTTGTCATTGTCGTCATCAAGCTTAAAAGCTGCCTTCTGGAGCAACTCTTCACGCTTCTTGTTCTTTTCGACAATCTTCGTCATCCATGAATCCTGACGAACCAAGCTATTCACAATCTTCTCTCTAAACGAAGAAAACCCAACAGCAAGATGCCCCACTTCCTCGTCTGGAGGGAGTACTTCGGGCTCTTTCGGACCAAAATCTTCTTCATGAGACACGACAGTTTCTCCTTTAATCGTTTTCTCAGACGTTTTCTCGCCCTCTTCGGTGAGTTCGGTCACTACGATGTCTTGAATCTCTTTACAGTGAACAATGACCCCTCCGGATGGAGTATCGAACGACTCCACTCCGGATTTAGACTCCCGTATCCGTGCTAGAGCGGCTTCGACTTCGCTTTGCTCGCTCATCAGCAAGGACACGGGAGTATGATTCACGTACTTGAAGGTGAGTCTAAAACTCACTTACTTCTTGACCTTTCCTTTTGGAACTCTCACGACCGAGGAGCACTTGAAGACGAAATCCTCTTCGTCAGCACCTTTCTCCTTACGAGTTGCTCTATAGACACCATAGCCGCCAGCGCCAAGAGCAGGAACCGCAGCAATGGCAAGACTCTTCTTGGGATTATCCTTAATCCACTGAATTGCGGCTTCAGTTGCAGTTGGAGTGATCTTCCCAAACTGCTTCGAGAGTGCGCGACGAGTCTTGTAGGCAGGGATTCTCCCACTCTCTCTGCCCCTCAGCCACTCGGACTTCTTCGGAGCAGCGGCCTGAGCATCGCTGATTTCTCGGCTTTTGGTCCCGTAAATGTCGCCCGCAGCGGCCTTCTCAACGAAATCGGCAAAGCCTTTCTCCTTCCGTCTACTCAAAGCATAGACTCCGCCGCCGATAAGACCAGCCGCACCAAGCCCAGCCGCGCCCGTTCTGTACGGATGAGCAGCAGCATAACGACCAACAGCTTTTCCGCCTTCGGCCACTTTGCTCGCCGCAGCACGCACCTTCGGCTCGACATAACCCCGTGCCTTTTGGTACGCGCTTACAATACCCTCTTTGGCCTCACGAGTTTTTCTGCCGACAGGAGTCTCGCCAGGAGTCACTTTGACATCCCCGCCCTCCATCGAAAATGTCCGACGAGTAAGATCCTCCTTGACAGGATTCTTCATCTTTTCGACCAAGAGGCTGTCATCAACCTCTTTTGCGACCATCCACTTCGAGTCAGACTCGCGAAGAGCAAGATGATCCGCTACCGACTTCTCGATAGTGTCGAACGAGCCGTCGATATCGTAGCGAGAAAACGAGTTCTGATCAACCACGAAGCCCTTCTCAACCATCTGGTTGTAGGACTCCCAACCCTTCTCGATCTCGTTTTTCTCTCCACCGAGATTCTGTGCGTCGGAAACGTAGGTTGCCTCAATGTCCTTTTTCGCCTCACCAGCTACTTCGGACAGATCATCCGCCATTGTGGTGCCGGGACCACCGGGCTTGTTCTCTCCCGGCTTGATGTTCGCACCACTTCTGTCAACTCCGGCAGAATCAACTCCGGCAGAATCAGTCACGTCCCGACCAGGATCAGCGGGAAGCGTATCCTCTGCATGACCATCGCCCTTGAAGACACTGAATTCCTCAAGGAACCCCTTCTGTACCAAGAATTCGTTGCTCATTGTCTTTACCTCGCTTTTTCCTTCAAGCAGCCTCTATCGGACCCTCTCCTGAAGTCTCATGCCTGCCTTAACGGCCCAGCACGATGTTCCTAATTCTTCTTTCTCGATCTTTTGCCCATAGCTTCAATTCCGCCATAGTAATAAAGCTTCTTCAAGCCCTTTCCCACTGGATATTCGTCGTCATCTCCACTCAAACCATAATACAGACCCGCTCCACCAAGAAGAGCCGCACCGCCAAGACCATATTTCATGCCCCTAGAAAGATCCTCTTGCGGCTTAGTAGCTTTAGGCAAACTCGGCTTAACCACCGAAGGCGGCTCAAAACGTTCCGCAGAACGAGACGGCGAGGGCGCTGACCTAACAGGAGAAGTCGGCTTATTCGCCTCTCTCAACTTTCTCGCGTGTTCCGATTGGCGAAAAGCAATCTCTTCTGCTTCATCAAAAACTCCACCGCGGCCTACCCGAGTTCCCGCCGCACCAGTGCCGGTAACGGCTTCGGCCCCAACAGGAATCTTTGGTTTTCTAGGCTTAAAAATATTCGTCACTTTTCTCAATGCTTGAGGCCACTTCTCAACAAGTTCATTGGCTACTGTTTCATAACGCGAAACACCCTTAATCATAATAAAGTCTTCACCTTCTATCGGCCTAATGAAGTTTGCCGCTTCATTCCGAACATATACCTTCCTGTGACCAACAGATCCGGCCCGCTCTCTAGTTCCAGCCGCTCGTTTATAAAGCTCCTGTACCGGTTCCCACTCTCGCGCTTCCTTTAAGCTCTTTTTATCTACCTTTTTGATGTTAAGTCGCTTTAGCCCTCTCCCACCTAAACCTCCCAAAAGAGCCCCGCTTGCTCCACCCGCCAACGCTCCTCCAATAGCCCGAACAGCTTTTCTATCCTGTTCCTTTGTCGAAACATATCCACCGGCTCCTCCCAAGGCGGCCCCTACTCCAGCACCAATTAAGGCTCCTTTGATCCCCTTTTCCACTATTATAGAATCATCAAGTTCTTTCGCCTTCGTCGGCTTCAGATTCAACTTCGCGTTTCCGTGTCCGGTAGCAGTCTCCAATATATTCCTCTTAGCAAGAGCGATCCTCTTCGTCTTTGCCTCTGGCATATACGCTTTTTCCTTTTTCTTGTTCTGCTCTTTTATCGCAGCCTTCGGGGCTCCTTTCGCAGCTCCTTTGGTAAGACCCGTAGCAATTGTTTCAAATCCTATACCCCCCGAGGCCGAGCCTCTCCCGGCTTCCCCAAGGGAACTTCTTACTACCTCAAATAGGATTCCTTTCTCTACGATCAAGGAATCATCAAGCTCTTTGACTACAAATTCCTTCTTCTTCAAATACGGCTGTCGCCCCTTTTTATATGCAGCAAGCGCATCGTCAAGTTTCTTTCTATACGCTGCAAGCTCTTCAATATTCGGTTTAGGAATCCTTTTTCCTGACTCATAAAGAGAATCAGCTATCAGTTCTTTCGCCGTTTTATCAAAAATTCCTTTTTCTACAATGAGAGAGTCATCGAGTTCTTTAACAACCTGAAGTTTTCTATTCAAGGCCGCTTCTGCCGCATCATTCGCTCTCCTCATCTTCTCAACATTGGTCAAGGTCCTTTTAATGTTAGCCAATCTTTTAGAGCTATCGTCAAGAGTGGCATTAATCTCTCTCATATGAGCAGCATAGCGATCAGCATAGTTAACGACTTCCTTTGCTAAATTAGCCTGTGCCCTTCCGGCACTTGAAATTACCGATCCAGCGCCTCCCACTGATGCTCCCAAAGATCCGCCTATAAGAGCGCCCATTGCGGCCCTTTTCAAACGATGTTCTTTTTGTTTCGCGGTAGCCGCTGCGGTTCCAGCCCCACCAACAGCACCAATTCCGGCACCAATCGATGCAGCTTTTACAGCTCCTTTCTCGACGATGAGAGAGTCATCGAGTTCTTTGGCAACAGCCGCATCTCTCTCCAAATACTTCTTCCCAAGATGTCCAGCCGCGATGCCGCCTCCAACCATGAGTCCATATTTGCCCAATTTTTTCCAATTGATAGGTTTATGTCCAAGGGCGCGTTCATAATGTTCTACTGAAGCCTTTGACACGAAGCTTTCTCCTAAAGTGGATTCAGAAACTCGTGTCCCTAAACTAGAATCATTCTCCCCCTTTACTTCAAAACCATCCTCTCCTATATCCTTATATACAGGACGCACCCCAAGATCATCCGCGACCTCCTGAAGGCGCGCTTCAAGACTCGTCTCTCTCTTCGCTGGATCGCGAGTCGAACCTTCGAGAATAGACTCTTTATCAAACTCTTGAACAACAAGTGAAGGCTTCTGATCTACCTTCACCTCGTCCATTACGGCAAATGTGCTTTTTTCTCGCGGCATAGGACTACCTCTAAGGTAGCCCCTTATAGGAAGGATCGAATCAGGTCAAGTGTTTTATTCTACGACTTCGACCGGTGTGCCAAGAGTTTCAGAAACTACTTCTTCAGTGGCCTGCTTCACGGTCTTCTCTATGAACTCATCGAAGGCGAGAAGCTCATCAAGCAACTCTTCTGTTGCGTCTTCTGGCGCTTTCTTAATCACTGAATACGCAGAAGCAAAGGCTCGTCCTTCGTCTTGATGCTTCTTGTAAGCGCTATTCCAAACATGAACCCACATTCGAGCTTTTTTTGCTGGAAGTTTCTGGACATTCTCCGGAAGAGAGGAAATATCATCAGGGTTATATGGCATCTGAGTTTCTCCTTCTTATGTTTTTAGCCCTTCCTCTAAAGTTTTCTTTCTTTATAGCGTCTTCAAAATACATGCCTCTAGCAATTCTATTCCGCAAGGTGCTATAGCTAAACCCAAAAAATCTTGCCCATTGTGCCAAGGTTTTCTTCATTCCATTGTATTCAATCCAGACATTATCTTTAGCATCATTAACTCCAAATATAGTATCAACGTCCTTAAAACTTCTTTTATCAATAGCTATATCAAATGGAACTCCTATATTAATTCTATACCAAAGATTATGATATTTAATTCCATAAAACTCTGCCCACTGTGACAAAGTTCTCTTTTCTCCATTATGATCTACAACAATATTTCTTCTAGTATTATTGCACTGAATTTTCCTATCTACAAATCTTACATTAGTAGGTTCATAGTTTCCATCATTATTTATTCTATCTATAGTTAATCCTTTAGTATATCCAATAGAAATAGCATCCTCAATAAAGCTCTCTATTGTTTTCCATCGTTCACAAACTATTATACCCCTAGCGCCGTAATCTCTATAATGATAATTATCACTATTAAAACATCTATTCATCATATTGTTCCACATTGGATATAATTCGTGATAAGAAAGGCCATGTTTTATCTTATTGTCTTTTCTTTTAGATACTTCTAATTTATAACATCCACATGACTTGGTACTTCCAGAAGTCAATTTACTAGGAATAACTTCTACTATGTTTCCACATTCACAAATACACTTCACATAACTCACATTCCATCCATTTTTACGTTTCTTATATAAGAATTCAACAGGAATCAATCTTCCATATTTCTTATTCAATTCTATTTTAGATTTTCTAATAGATTTGTAACTCATGCTCTTAACCTCCCTTGTGTTTCTTTATTCTCCGAAATATAGTAGCTTTAGATACGTTTAACTCTTTTGCTATCTGGTCTGAAGTATAACCTTTCTCATATAGGTTTAATATTTCGTCAGTATTATCTTGTTTTACTTTGCTTACATCATAATCGAGATATCTCGTTAAATACCATTTAACTGTTTGTTGGTGCATGTTGAAATGATTGCCTATTTTACGCAAACTCCATCCTTTTTGATGCAAGTTTTTCATTTCATCAACTGTTTTTATCGAAATATTCACTGAACTCTTCCAGAAACAAAATCTGCATTGTAAACGACAATGAATTCATCATGTCCATCAGGAACGGCCAACTCAACTCTCCCGTCTCCTTGAGACATAAGTTCTTCACGAGAAAAAGTCATCGATCCGAAGCGTGTTCTAGCAAGCATAGCGAGAATGACTTGACGATAGGCCGCAGCCTGGCCATCACTAACAGAAGAATTCAATTGGCTTCTCAGAAAGCGGGCAAAAGCGATATCGGCCGAATCACCAAGCTCAGAAGAAAGGGTGCTGATCATGCCCACGAATACACGAAGCAAAAGAAGACGCTCCTCGGGTGGGCGCTTCATAAGCTCCTGAGTCACTCCAGCAATTTCTACCATTTCCTTCGGAAGTACCATTTACTAATCTTTCTACAAGATAGCCAGCTCTGGCATATCATAAAACGCCAACGCCAATGCGTCTGCCCCGTCCGGAGATTCTCCAAGTTCTTTCTTGATCGTAAGTTTATCCACTATCCTATAAAGCCCCCCATCTGAACTCGGTTTGAACTTAGTGTACGCAACCTGTTTAGCAAGCCTTTTATCGCTCGGCAATGAAATCATTCCTTCTCTGAACCGCTCCTGAAGGACAAAATACATCTCGGCACGTTGGTTAAGACATCTCAGCGAAGGATTTCTCGGACGCTCGTTAAAGGCTACACGAGTAAGGGTTACTTCTCGATCCATTTCAATTTCTTCTAACCTGGAAGCTATAGCTACACCAAGCCCTCCGGTTCTATCCAGCACGCACTCCTCTACTCCATACTCCTCAAATGCTCTGCACATAAGACCAACAACTTCCATCGGATCTCTATTAGGGTGCCACTGAACGTCAACCACATGAGGACCATGCCTGATCACAAAACAAGACGCGTCTCCGGCTCCAGTCCCAAAATCCGCTCCCATAACGACTTTGGTATCATCCATGAGAAGCTCTGGAAAGTCATTAAGAAAAATCGGCTCACATGTCCTTCCCCTGCGCTCAAGTGGATCTTCCTCATCCCATTCCTCTTCGCTATCTAAAAGCTCGTTAGGATTGATGCCATCGAATTTTCCAGAGCTTGTGTCATCGTCAAACTCAAGATCTTTGATACTGATCTTATCAACTATCATTGGCTCCGCTTCTTCAGCAGTTAGCGGAGCGTACTTCTTGTTGATCTCTTCCGCATCATAGTACGAAAAATCCGAAGCCTTCTTAAGTTCTTCCTTAATTACATCAATATCCCACTCTGGAGCGGAGAAATCCTCACACGCGGCACGCATGAGATCAATCGTTTCGTTAATAAGCTCTTTCTTTTTCTTAAAAAGAATCTTGGATTTCTCGGCGCTGTAAAGCTGATCAGCGATTGTTCTCAGTCTGGGAGCCTGCTCGGCATCGTAGGAAATCTTTGAAAGGAACAACAGAACAAGCTGAGTAAAGGTAAGTGGCTTATCAGACAATTATTGAGCCTCGAACAGAGAAATCACTCGCACCTTGCGATTCGTTCCACAATGAAGGCCAATCGTGCCTCTCAGTTTCCAGTCCGCTTTCCTGAAGATAGGAACGATCAGATCAAGCCACACGAGAAAACCTCCAGGCTTACAAACCGCGCGAGCTTCTCTTAGCACAATTCTCTTGTTTGGCAAGGGATAACCGTACTTCTCCGCATCAGCTTTCGAGTACGGCGGATCAGCAATAATGAGATCAAACGAATCGGGCGCAAAATACTCAGAAAGACTCTCTGCACAACCAACGAAATCTGGACGAAGGTCAAGATTAATATCAAACGTAACTTCATCTTTCTCCTTCTCAACTACTCCGCTGAATAAGTGCAAAACAGATTCTGCTTTGGGAAACAGCGCTCTGATTCGTTTCAAATATGATGGAGGATATTCTCCATGGAAATCATATTTGCGTTTATAGTAATTCCCCACCCACCAGTAGCCAGCAATAACTCCTTTATCATCAATTAAGCATTTTGGGTAATTCGGAAAAGTCTTACAATAATTATTGATATCAATCATCAATGACTCCCGAGAATATTCTTGCTCACGAACATTGAAATGTGCCCGCAGCTAGGGCATACGCGAAAAAAGACCGACTTGCTTTCAACATCCGCAAGCACATCAAAGTCGTACGTCTTCTCGAATACCTCATGAAGAATGTTTCTCCGCTCAGTAACGAGCTTCCTGAACTCCACAACCGGGATCAGCACTCCATAGTTGTAGAGATCGACTCCTTCGTTGATCTCGCCGCTACAGCACGGACATTTCATCTCTCATTCTCCAGGATGCGGTTCATAGGGGTCAAGCCGCCCGCCCATTTTCTCCAATAACTCAAGTTTCCTTCTCTCGATGTCTCGTTCAATATTAATTTGTTCCAGTTCTCTAGCGCTCCACCTCTCGTACTCTTCCGGACACAGGCCCTTCAGAAGATGGAGTAATATTCTCTCTATCCTGCTCAACCTTTCTCTATCGTTCATGATTTCCTCTTTTAGGTCATGAAGCTAAAAATAGCTTCATGACCTTCCAAAATTGGCCCGCCAGCAATTCCAACCTGAATAACCGTCCTCTGTAGCGAGTCTGGTGCGTCCTTGGTTGTTCCCTTCTGCAAACCAGCAGCGGGCCGTATTGTAGATTTTTTCATAGGTCTCAATCGCTTCATTTAATATACCTATTAAAGATATAGAAACCTATTTCATATCTGAAGAATATAAAAATATCTGCTTATGTCTAACTTGTTTACTATTTCTAAAAATTTCAGCCATCTCGCTTATAGAGCGCCCCTTTCTAAAATGATACGATATTATACAACCAGATACTCCAAAAAATTTTGCCCAATCCTTAAGAATCATGCTGTTCCCTTCATGCTCTATCCAAAAATTGGTTCTTCTGTTTCTGGCCTGTTCTTTTGAAGTCGCCCATTTGCAATTTCCTGGAGAGTAATATCCGTTGTTATCTATTCTTTCTATCGACATTCCTTTTGGACATGGCCCCATGTCCTCATAAAAATTTTCAAATGACTTAAGCCAACGATCACAGACCTTAATGCCCCTTGCACCATAGTGACCATAGTATTTGCTATTTTCATTATAACATCTCTTGATCATAGAAGACCACACATTATATTCTTTAGTAGTTAAGTTATCTCTAGCATGACCGTGTTTATAATTGACTTTTGCACAAATTTTAGACGCAATCTCTTTATGCAAGCACCCACAGCTTTGCGTATAGCCAGCTACCAAATTTCCTCCATAAACAACCTTTTCCGTGCCACAAACACACTTGCACAACCAACGACCAGATCCGCTATAAGAAAGAACTAGCAATCTTCCAAATCTTTTACCATTTAAGTCAATGAGTTTTGCCATCAATATCCTCTATCTTCATTCATTTCGGTACTGACTCGTCCATTTTGCCATATTCCCTCATACAAATCATTTTCTATACCAGACAAATAGAAGAAGGCAACAGAAGCTATTCTTGCTCTTCTCTCAATAAAAACTGGCACAGAAGACGCGTTCGACAATCCAAAAGTAAGAATTCCAGAAAAATTTGGATGAACACTGCTCGTTATTAAATTTAAGCCACATCTAAAAAGAGTTGTTCTTGAAGACACAAAGGCCCTTATCATAGAGGGAATGCTCAACACCTCAACAGTGGTAACTAAAAAATATTTCATAGGAAATATCGCATATCCAACTTTTCCATCTTCAGTCTGCATTAAATCGCACTTCCTAATTTCAGGAGTCCTCCTCTTCTCAATTCCAATCAGAGCAGGAACAATAAAACCTTGTTGAGCTATCTGATTTCGATCCAAAGATGGATTCAAAATCTTGGTAACGGTGGGAAATGGTTCATAACACTCATCAAGCCTCAGATCAAAGCTTCCACCCTCTATGAAGTCCACATCAGGAGCATCGACAAGATTTCCATCATTGTCATAGATCCCAACAAGCGGCTTGAGAGACTCGATTCCCTTTTCGTCTCTAATAATTACTCCATCGCGGATATAGCTTCTGATCTGATCGCTGGTAAGGCTAGTCATCACAAAATCTCCTCATCCAAATCAGCCTCATCGTGAATCCTCCTCATCATGATACCCACAACCCCAACAGACGCAGAAAGAGTAAGAATCGCGGCAGTTAGTTTCTTTGCGTCATCATTATTAAATATGAATCTATCAAGATACGCCATATAAGCCTCAAATGATTCATCCATTTTCTCTCCTTTTAGTTTGGGCGGGCCGAAGCCCGCCCTTCCAGAGAAGCGTAAAACCCGGTGTAAAATAAGTGCCCTTTATAGCAAGGGGACTGTTCTATAGTCCTTCACCATTCCACTTTACCCGTTTACTGTTCCGAAAGATCTCGACTATCTCATCGAAAGAGTGGCCTTTTTTGAGATGATAGCAAACAGAACTTATATTCACTTGAAAAAGCCTTACCCAATCTTCAAGAATCATTTTCTTTCCACCATAGGAAAACCAATGATTTCTTCTCGTGTTTCGATTTTGCTCATAATTGGTTGCCCATTTGCAATTTCCTGGGGAGTAATATCCGTTGTTATCTATTCTTTCTATCGACATTTCTTTTGGACGTGGCCCCATATCTTCGTAGAAGTTTTCAAATGACTTAAGCCAATGATCGCAAACCTTGATGCCTCTTGCACCGTAAATACGATATTTATTATTGTTCTTATTATAACATCGGTCTTTTATTCCTACATAAGTGCTATATTCCCTACTCTTATAAAGTCCATGTTTAATTCTTATAGGAGACTTGTTTTCTGCTTTTAAGCAACCACACGACTTGGTTTCTCCTCTTATAAGCTGATCGCGACGAACAATTGTCATGCCCCCGCAATCACACTTGCAAACCCAAAACGAATGGCCACGTTTGTTACTACCGCGATACGATAGAACAATTAAGCGACCAAATCTCTTTTCGACCAAATCAATCAATCTTGACATATCATTTTTTATCTAGGAGGACAGACTCACTCCATCCTCCTCGATACCTCATCAGAACTCCACCAGCACCGAGCCCTGCAAGCCAAAGATGGTTGACAGATCTCTATTCGGATCTATCCTCACTCCTTCACCCTGGCCCGTAGAAAGCGGATTCGGAATCGTGTTGAGAGTAGAGAGATCCTGAAACGCGTGTTTGAACCATTGCCCAGGCTTCCACCATTCCATCCTCATTCCGAACGTAAGCGCCTCCAAAAGCTTCCACTGAAGACCACAGCCGATGGAGTTACCAAGAAAGTTATCGGCTACGACTGGAGCAATTGTCGGCGCAGAAGAAATCCCGCCCCCATACTGGCCCCATATCGTAGAGTTATTGGAAGCCCTTCTCGAATAGAGAAACGTACCAAAAAGGTTCAAGTTCGACGCTATGGCATAATCCAATCTGATCCCAAGCCCAAGATAATCATAAAAGACTGGATAACCAGAAGCGTTATAGCTGTTGTTTCCCGTACCAAAAAACGGTAAAACAAAGGCATAAGGATCTACCGCCTGCCATCTGTTGCCAGAAACGGTGTAAAGCTGAAACTTATCATCTACCGGCCTTCCCGTAGAAGTTCCCGTAGCGGCCGCGAAGTTAAGGGTTCCGTTCGACGTTTGATGCCCAGAAGAGTAAAAGTGAACAAGTGTCGTCTTCAACGGCCCCGCTATCGTCCCCATTTCAACCATCCACGCGAGAGGTGTACCCGAAATCTGCCTCCCTCCCGTGCGAACAACCGAAATCTTCTGATAGCCAAATTCTCCGTTGAAAAAGAACCCGCCCCTCATGTACTTGAGATACGCAGAGAGAGTATGGAAAAAGATGTCACTGTGAATTGGAAAATTCTGTAAATCGGTTCCGTCGCTTCCAGCCCCGCCAGAAATAACTCCCTCACTAAGCATGGCAAAAGCCGCACCGTTCACATCATCACGCAGGGTCCACGTCGTGAACGGTGTTGCATGTACTCCTCTCCATGCTTGACTGCGAGCAAGAAACCCAATATCGGCAGACCCATCTCTGTAAATAAGGCCAGCGTACACGTCAAGCTGCTTCTGCTCGGTCCTATCAAATGTAGAAGCAACGGTTAACGGAGTCCTATCCTTATTCCTTGTATCACCGCGAGAGGAAAATTCTCCCGTATCGGAGAGTACGACAGCAGTCAAAAAGGAAAGAGGACCATAGGGAACCACAAGCCGCACAAAATCTGCCCTGTAGTCTCCAATGGTCCATCCAAGGCCGAACTGAAAAGGTGTTCGCCCAATAGAAATCTTCCCCCACGGAATATCCGCATCTACCCAGAGCGACCTGACCCCAGGAACCGCGATAGCATTCTCAGGTTCAAGAGTGCGAGAAGAAAGGCGAATATAGCCAGCATACGGCTGTGTATTAAGCCAGTTGCTACCGCCCACATACTGCCCATTAAGGTCTCCAGAAAAGCCAACTTCGCTATTGACCCTCACGGCCTGATTCACAATAAATTTTGGCCACAAGACAAGGCGTTGAATCCAAAAAGATCCGTCACTTCCTTTGGAACTCAATCCTTCCGTAAGGAGCACGCCATTAACCGGCCCAGGGAAGCCTATCGTAGTTTGACCGCTCCCAATCGAACTTTGGGCTGTATCAATATTCCCAAAGAGACTGTTTTTCCCAATTTGGGAAAAGTAAACGTATTTGTTCTCGTATATAACGGGAACATCGAAAGAAAACGCCATTGCACTTGTCGTCACACAAAGCGCAAGAAACAGAAACAGAAGCTTTTTCATCTATTCCTCCTTAAAAACACACACTACCTTTTTCTCAGAAGGCTGCTGGAGCGAGCGTTCATTGATTTTGGCCTGAAGCTTTACAATTGCCTTTGAGCCTCTCAACACCTAAAGGTGAAAGATTCCGGACTTGATTATGCCGCCACATAATCAACCTCGTGGATCGCTCCGATCCCGACAACGAGAGTGTTGACAGCAGCGTTGATGTCTCTGTCATGTAGAGTTCCACACTCTGAACACTTCCATTGTCTTACCGACAAGCCCGCCAATCCTGAAGGACCAGTTAAGGCACCACAAGACGAACAGGTCTTGGTGGAATTATTGCTATCAACTTCAACATATTTCCTACGACAAGAACTGCACTTATAGGAAAGCATTCGTTGAAGTTGATAGTGGCCCGAAGAGGCCACCGATTTACCAAATCTCTTAGAAATGGCTTTTATATTATCTCTACTAAAAACAATTATGGAATTCTCTGAAACTAATCGCCTACTTAATTTGTGATTACGATCCTTCCTCTTGTTAGCTATCCTTTCATTAATTCTAGCGGTCAATTTTTTATTCTTTCCTCGCTGAGCCTGTCCTAACCTTTTAATTCTCTTCTCAAGTTCCTTCGGGTGTTTTATCTTCTCCCCCGTTGAAAGAGTTATAAGATGTTTGAATCCTGGATCTATCCCAACAGCCCCATTACCCACTATTGGAATCTCGTTAGGATTAGTGTCAATTACCAAACATAGATACCATCCAGAAGCCTTTTTAACAATTCTACCATTCTTGATTTTGCCACCTAGCAAAGTCTGTTTATGAAACCGAGTCTTGCCAACTCCAGGAATAGAAATGTGGTTATTTGTTGGCGGCCTAAACGGATCGGGAAAATAAATACTATTAAGCTTGTTTCTCTGTCCTTTAAGCCTTGGACTTTTGGTTCTTTTCTTAAAACAATTAATCCAAGCCAGATAAGCTTGAGACAGAACACCTTGTAAAACATGGCTAGGTATAGCAAGTTTTTTACTATGGTTTGCAAGCAGATTTTGAAAGTCTTTGGGAGAATGATAAATCTTGTTTTGAGCATCTAACTCTATTTTTCTAATGGCCCAATTCCAAACACCCGTAAGGTTCCATAGCCACTCATTAAGTTGAGTTTCTTGTTTACGAGTCAGTCTTAATTTTAATTGTCTCTGAATCATTGGCATTCTCTTTCACAGAGCATAGAGGAAGCAAGGTCTCGTAAAAAATACGTTGCTTGTCAGTTCTGCTTCATAAAGTCTTGCTTCCTCTATGCTCTGGTCTCTATCCCTTTACCACAACCAGTTGCAGGTGTCAAGAAAAATCGACTACACTTGCTTCTCGATAGCGTCCATGAGCTTCCTAATGTTCTCCATAAGGGGAGACATAAGCCCAACCTCTTCGTTGATCTCGATGAACTTTTTCATCTTCTCCCACTTACCATCAGAGGAAGAAATGTAAATAGGAGTTCCTACAGGCGGCATTACATCCTTCAGAGACGCGACTTTCGGCTTCTTCTTTTTGATAATCCTCGCCAGCTCTCCTTTCATCTTGCTCGTAGCCTTTATCAAAGCTGCATCGGCCTCCTTTCTCCTTTTGTACCACCCTTTCATGTACTTGGATCTGAACTTCTTCTTGCAATCGGGATCTCCACATTGCTTCTGAAGCTCATTGGGTGTATGAAACACCTTTCTGCAAATCTCACATATTTTTTTCATTCCTGTTCCTCCCTTTCTGGATCGTAAAGTCCTTTCTCGAAAAGTTCGTCGATTGTTTCTCTCATGATAAACACCCTACTTCCGATTTTGAGGTGTTTAATCTCCCCACGAGAGGTTCTTTGCCTCCACCAAGACACACTCATCCTGGTTTCCATTGCCGCTTCCGGTACGGTAAGAAGCTCCATATCGCTCCTCCTTTAGTACCGAAATATACCACCATCGAGTATCATGTGTCAAGAAAAAAATTCTGAAAATTCAAGGGCTGTACAAGCGAAAGGGAGCCCATGCCCAGGACTCCCTTTCTTTTATAGCTTACTAGCTTTTCAAGAGCTGCTGCTATTTTTTGTAGTCCGCCATCAGTCCTTCTCGACCGTGGTTAAATAACACTTGCTCTGCCATTGAGCTACGTCGGCATAGGTTCGGAGCCGACGACCGGATTTGAACCGGCAACCAGTGCTTGGTCTCGAAGTGTCCGACTTAGGACGGATAACGATAAAGCTGAGGGCTCAACACGATAACGACCAAGAAAATCGCCTTTCTGGTTTACAATAATACGAGAAAGGCTTGATCACGATAACGAAGACACTGAGCCCTATCTTCCGTTATGAATGTAGCTGAAGATCTCCTTCCCTACTTCCTCTTTGATTACTTCAGCCGTGTTCGCCCGCATACGCGCCTTCTTCACGGCCTCGATCAGTTCACCAATCCTGCGAAGCATCTCCTGACGCCTGCGAGGAAAGACCTTCCCGGTCCATACAGCCTGCACGGTGCGCCCAATCGGCCGGTCCTCGGTCCATTCCTTGATCTGAGCCGGATGCTTATCGGTAGGCTCCACCATGACCTTGTGAAGGTGGACCTTCTCGGTCTTGTGCCTGATAATAGGATCTCGCGCGCGGAACACGCCATCGCCCTTATCCTTGTCAGCATCCCATACGACTCCACCTTCGACTACGGGAATGTTCTCATACACCGTCTTCCACTTGTCAAGCCAGTTCTCCAGCGTCAAGAGAAGCGTGGCGGGAAGCTTTGCAATGAGAATCGTACCGTCTTCCAGCACGATATCGGCCATAGCCTGTTGATTGGTCGTTTCCTTCTGAGCCAGGGCGTCAAGAAAGCGGATGGCCTCCTTCGAGAACGCATCGAGATCCTGATCCACCGTTGCCGATACTTCGACAGACTCGTATCCCTGCGGCTCTTCGTTCTTTCGACTTTCGTCGAACATCTCAAGCCGCTTGACCGCACCGTCATACCGGTGAGTCTGTTTGGTAAAAAAGGCAATAGTGTCTGCCTGAGCCTTCTGAGCAGTAGCCTGAAGGTCGGCAATCACCGCCAGCACTTCATGGAGTTGTGACATTGTTTTCCTCCTTTATGAATCCGATCTTCGATTCACCGTCTATTGGGATCAATCTTTTTTCATTAAACCATCGCGCGTCGAAAGGCTCTCCCTCGTTATTGAGCGTTTCCGGAATCAGCGCGTATTCGCAAAAACCATAGATCCATTCTATCTTTCCAACAACAATCCCGGAAAAACCGGAGATCTTATCTTTCATCCTTTTGCCAAGCATGATTTCCTTTCTTTTTTTGGCCGGGAGCTAGCACTTCTCCCGGCCAAATCCGCAACCCCAGTCTCAACAAGAGACCTCACGAAAAGGAGTAAATTATATATACCCTATCCGGTCTCACATGTCAAGAAGAAAATTCAACGATTCTTCGGCCAACCAAGAAGAGCGAGAAGCAGGGCTCCAAATATGCAAATCAGAAGCAGCATTGTAGAGATCATTTCTCTCTCCTAAAAACAATCAGCCAGAAAAACAACCCCAATCCCAAGCAAGAAAATTATCGCGCAGATTATGGAAAAGAAGATAAGAAACTTCGGAGAGCGCCATCTTCTCTCTGGAGAAGCTTCGTCTTCCCACACAACCTCGGTTTCAGCCTCTTCAATGATCTCTTTCTCGTCCATCCTATTCTATCCTCGCTGTGTTGTTTGCCGACTCATATCGAAGGTCATCAACCTTCTCCCATGGTTCCACGCCTTCCGGCTTTGTCAAGCACCAATAGCACACTTCAGCGTCCACCGGGCATTCCAAAATCCCAATTATGAAATCCTTAACGATCATTCTTCACCTCTTTCCAACAAAGCTATTTTATTCTGAAGAATAACAACCATCGCTTTTAAACACCCGATACGCTCACGCCTGGAACACCAAAGCTCAAGCTCTTTGTCCGCTTCGTCGATAATGCAAGAAAATCGGAACATTCTCTCCGGGTCTAAGTCAACCATGCTCTTTCTCCTGTGCCTAGTTACTTGTATGGTAAGGTGTTCATTGCTCCATCAACCTCCGCACCTCCTCTATCAAACAACCCAATAGTTGCGCGCCCTTACTCTGAGTTATCTGCTCAGAACTCAAGGCAAGCTTTACGAGAAACTGCAAATCGGCTACATGAATCAGCCGAATTTTAGGTAGGAGCAAAAGAGATGTCCCTTCTTGCAGCTTCAAAAAGTTACTCATCGTTAGATCCATCTCACCACCTCAATATTCGTTCGTCGTCATGAATGGGCTCAAAGAAGACCGGTATCACGTATCGTGCAGCGTGAAGCCTTCCCTCCGCAATACCGTAAGCCGGACTGAGCACGTTGCCTGTGATAGCCAATCTGTCACCTTGCAGAATGTAGAACTCCAAAGAATTGCCTAGGCAGGGAAGGGTGAACAACACCCGAAAAACCCCTTGTTGCGGCCCTTTGCTTCTCGTCTCATAACGCTCGCCTAATCTTGTCCAGCCAAACAAATTCTTGTAGTAGATAGGGCTAGTGATCTCTTCTTCGGTTAAGAGTTCGATCAGCGCCCACTCCTCCTCGCCACACTTCCATGCCGTGTTCATCAGGTTGAGCTTTGACTCCCAATCAAGCAGCCGCCACCCATTAATGAAGCTTATAACATCGGTTACAACGACCTCAATGGGAATCGGCAATTTGAGAAGTTCTCCATTCCCAATCCACGAGTCTATGCAATGATTATAGAGGTCTTGACCGCTGATGGGCTTGCCAAGCTCGATAGTTCTCTTCCTCTCATTGAAATAGACTCCCATCTACCACCTCCACAGTAGTCCGATTATGGACACAAGCAATGCACCCATCAGAAGCCCAAGGCTTGCATCAAGTTGTATGTCCATCACAATTCAAACCTCCGAAAGAGGATGCGTCTGTACTCGGCAAAGCGGCAAAAGGTGGGATGTCCAAGCTCTATAGAACTCATCAAGCGACACGCGTTGAACAGTTCATAACTCCAAACGATCATTCCCCAGTTCTCGTAATGAATTCGACAGAAATAAGGACATGGAGGGCAGTCTTCTGGTCCTTGCCACTCCTCCCGTTTGGGATCAGGCTCGTACCCAGTTATAGGCTCAAATTTGCGAGAAAGCAGTTCGCTCCTGATAAGTTCCTTTGTCTGTCGAGAGGTCGGCAGTTCGCAACGCACTACGGGAGAGTCCTGCATAGGCCCACGTGCTCCTTTCCTTATCTCATGAGCCCTAACAAGCGAAAGCATGTCAAACAGCCACTTTTTGCCGCCATCGACCGCCACGGCAGAACAAGCTGGACATAATTTGTCCTTTCCCATATCGGTGCCGCAGATCTTGCAAATCATTTCTTCCTCGTCAAGCCTCCTATCAGAGACACCACCGCTACGATAATCGTCAACAAGCTCGACAATCGGTTCAGCCACAGATCCCACGCGATCACCTCTGTAGGAGTCACGATCCAGTCTCCAGGATACTCCACCAGACCCTTAGAGAAGTTCAAAATAGCCTTATCTTGCCATGCGCGAACCCACTCGTAGTCGTGATAGAAGACCCCTACACCTATTCCGATGCTTATGAACAAGAGTGCGTGCCACATAGAACCCCTCTATCTCGGCTTTCTATTATCCTCCTCCTGCTTCGACCAGCCATAAATCATGGCAAGCAGAAAAGGCAAGGGCCACAAAAGCCCTAATATCGCCGTGTTCCTAGCGTCTATCTCAGAATAACCAAGCTGCAACAAGACCCATTGTAAAAACAACGGACTCAAAATCCACAGCGTTGTCACAATGAAAACCCACCACCCAGCCAGAAAGTATTTCATGTCTCCTCCCTGTGCGGTTCTACGTAAAGCCGAACGACTCGCGTCGGCTTGCTTGTAGAAGCAATAAGCAATTTCATTTGAACAGCGTTCTCTGAGAGTCGTATCCACTTACCACCAGCAAGAACCAACCTGGATAGGTCTGGAAGAGTGAACCAGCCTTTACGAAGGGGTTTATCTACTTTGAGCATAGGACTTTTCATTTCAGTATTCCACCTCTACCGCTCCAAAATCCACACACAGGAACTCTCTACCCTCCCCCTTATAAGGAAAGCGTTCAATCCATGTTCCCGCCGACTCACCTGACGCAACCTGCAAAGTCTCTCTATCGTCATGATCGTGATGCGGACGATAGACGTGACGCTCAAAGCGAATTTTTTTGTCAATGTCAATAATGATCTCGAACTCTGTGCCTCCATTTCTGACAAAGGCCAAAAGCAGACCAGCCTTTCTATTTACTCCCCTTTGAAAAATCTCCAAGGTATATTCCTCATCGGAAACGCGAACTCCATCAATACAAACCTTACTACCTAAATCTGTCTCCTGAACGTGCGTAAGTTTCACTTCGTCTCCTCCATTAAACGGTCTGCAACATTATCGGCGTCACACGGAGGATCGACACGAGCGTGATACCAGTGCGTAATCAAACAGTCGTCTCGATGTCCGGATAAGAAAACGAGTCGCTCCGGGTTCCACCCGGCTCGCTTACACTCTCCTTGAGCGTGGTAAAACACGTCATAGCCCCAAACAGTCTCGTTCGGCTCCGGCAATGCGTCAGTCACTCTAATCCAGATCATTTTAGTTTCTCCAATCTGACTTTTGATTCCTTAATTTCCCTTTAGCAGTGCACTCTGCATCGCAAAAGCGACGCCTTTTGAAAGCGGCAAGAGGCTCCGTATAACAGAGACGCTATTCATAAACGGGTTGGCCATTTTCTGATCCTTCACGCACAAGATACAATATCCATTCTCAAGTGTCAAGAAAAAAGATTGAAGTTATAGAAGAAGAAAGCCTGACGCTTTCGTGGAGCGTCAGGCTCTAAGGAAGGAGTTTTAGCAAGGGCAACATCTCACAATCGAAAGTGTCTTATAACGAAGACGGTTTGTCAAGAAGGAAATTCTGCATCCGGATACTTCTTAATAAAGTCCGACACCTCTGAATTCGGCACATACACCTTCTCTCCATTAACCTCAAGCACCACATACCTTCCTTTCCAATTCGCCGGAACGGTTAAAGCGTTCTCTACGCTCCACCCGCTCCTTAACCTACTGACAATCAGCTCATAGTTTAATCCTGTCTTCTTCGCCCACCACTTCATAGAGGCTGTCTTTCCGTTATGAGTTATCGTCTTTGCACTTCTAGGAATATAAGGCTTCGTTAGCGCTTTTTCCACAGTCCATCCGTTCCTTATTCTGGAGCGCAGCGCTTCCGGATGTATTCCTACCTTCTTTGCCCAACTCCCTATTGGGGCCGTTTCTCCCTTATATGTAATTGTCTCTGTTGGCATCCTTTCTTGACAAAGACGGAACAATTTATCTTCCGGCCAATTCCTGTTTAATCTATAATAAATAACATAAGGTGAAATTCCTACAAGCTCGGCAACAAGAGAAACCGGAAGAAGTTTTCCATTATACTCAACTAACCTGTTAGTTCTTTTATTTCGACATTGCTCTTTCTGGGTGGCCCATCTGCAATTGCCAGGCTCATAATCTCCGTCATTATCAATCCTCTCTATCGCATATCCTTCCGGTCTTGGCCCCATATCTTCGCAAAATGCCTCAAATGATTTTTTCCATCTATCGCACATCTTTATTCCACGACCGCCATAGTTTTTGTAAGCTCTATTGCCCTTGCTATAACAGCGTTGTTTTATTCCTTTCCATATAGACCAGAGAGGCCCCTTTTTCTCTTCCATCATTTTCCTTTTTTTTGAGTTGTAGCATGTTCTACATGACTTGATTCCACTCTTAAGGGCAAGACGAGTTACTTCAATTTCTTTTCCACAAGAGCATTTACACAGATAGGTTGTTTCTTCAAGTCGCCTTAACACCTTTAGCGAGCCTACTGTAGTCCCTTCGTATGTTTTGACCATAATAATTATTCAATACAGTATGTTGTTTCAGGTGTCAAGAATAAAATTTCCTAGTATAAAAATTTCTCGACGTGGGTACGACCAATTGGCATACCCCCCTTTCGCGCCACACCCACGGGATTAAAAGAAAAACCCCCCCTTCCTTAACAATATCAATCGAGATTCATGAAGCTATTTTTAGCTTCATGATATCCTCAATGATATTGCGGCTTGTACAAAAATATGCCCGCAGGATTTCTCCCTGCAGGCTCCCATTGGGAAATGTTAGATTTGGTTCACTCCAGAGAGTAGCACGTCACTTGAGCCTTGTCCAGTCTGCTCTCTTTACGCTCTCCCTCTGCTTCCTGTCTAGCTCTTTGATTCTTTCCTTGCGTAGCCTTTGTTTCTCGTCATCTGTTTTCAACCTGGACGAGGTGGGCCGAGAGGGACAAAGCTCTCCTTCTTGCTCTTCAGCTCTTTCCTTATCAACCTTGTCATCCATTGCCCAAGATTCTCTACGTAAGGAAACATTTTCCTGATCTCCTCTTTCTCTTCCTCGCTCAGCTCCGCAAGGGTCTCCATCTATAATTCTCCTTCTACAATACGCGCTCACAGATTTGTGCTCCTGGAAGGCTTTGAGCCTTACTTGTTCATATTCCTCCACGCTCATAACTACGCTTATGATCTTCATAACTTCATAATAATCTATCCCTGGAGAGAAGTCAAGCTGTACAAAGTGAAGCTCCCCGAGCTGCCACTGGAGAGCTTCGTTTGTATTGGGCGTTGCACCCTGTGGTGGGACTGAAGATGTTGGGTAGGTTTTGTTTTGGGTAGGGCGGCGGGAGGCACTTCCTCCCCTTTTTTTACCGCAGGGCTATCCTACTCTATACTCCTTTTCCCAACAATAGTTTTGTTTTGTGTTTTAGCTATCTCTATCCAGTAGCTCATTATATAGCCTACCTTCTCAAACTCCTTTGCTAGATAGGTTCATCACATTAACAAATACTTAGTACTCATTAAGGATTTATTAAGTTGATTTCCTAACCGGCGGGATCTGAGGAGTTTTCTTTTCCTCATAACACCACGCGCTCACCGGCCCGCGCTCTCGCTCCGTTATGTTCGCAATTTGAACATCAGCTCCAACAGTATCCAAGAAAGCACGCACCGCTTCTATCCACTCTGGATTTAGCCCCGAAATAGATTTCAACTCATTAAGAATTTGTGACTTCAAGAGTCGAGCGTTTGAGGCTGCTTTGAAACAGTCAGAGCTAATATGATACATGCCTCTCTCCTTTCATTTCCTCCAACGCTTCATTCTTTCAACTCCACAATCGCCGGATTGACTACTTCTTCTTCTTCACTCGCTCCATAGCGTGCCATTTCCTGAGTTCCTCTCCATGAATCCATGCTTGAGAAAGGATACCCACCGCCATCACATACATGAATCCAGTTATTCCTTCAGTGTCCGCATCATGTGATGCCTGTTTCGCTATGTCCTTCAGCTCTTCTCCCTTGTTTATCCTTTCTTCCATAAGGTTCGCCCACCGTGCTGCATAGCTGAAGCACGCATAGCCATACGGATCTTGGTTGTTTCTTAGTCCTTCTTCCCAATCCTTTTTTCCTCAATAATAGAAAATTTTTCAATCATTTTCCTTCCCTTTTCTCCAGTACAGGACTCGTCGTCTTAACAAATACTTAATTCTTGTTAAGTGTGGCTTAATCTTCTTCTTTTCCCAAGACAACTACTCTTCCGCTTCTATATGGCTGTAGTGATCGTCCCCACATAGTTGGTTCCAAATGGATAATGATCGTATCTCATTATCTTCCACCATTCCCACCAGTGGACCGCGTACCCTTCTGTGGCATACCTTTTTATTTCCGCCCCCATCCTCATTTCAGGAGCAGCTTCACACACATAATAAATGAGACTTTTAATCATCTTCTCTGTTTCCTGATTTCCTGCTCTATGTCTCTTTCATCCCTTTTCTGTATTTCCTTCAGCAGCTTCTCGACTTCCTGCTCGTGCTTTACACAGAGGTGATAGCTGCACCCTGTTGAAATTCCACATACCTCGCAAATCCTTTCTTCAGGAAATATTCTCAAAATTTCCTGTCCACAGAATCATCTCTTTATCGGTCATCTCTTCTCTCCTGTTCTCAGCTCATACATTGCGCTGGTAGATAGCTCTTCAGTTTGTCTGTGATTCTTGAGAGCTGTTCTGATCCAGTCCAACATCTCAGTCTCTTTCAGATTCGTTTTCATCCATTCCCATAGCTCCTCATCTATCACAACAGGCAATATTTTCATTTGTACACCACCCTTGCGTATTTCGTTCCCGTTACCCTTTTTACCTTTTCTATTTTTCCAAGAGCTTCCTCAAGATCGTTGATAAACAAGTCAGTCACTTTGAGCCCTTTGCTGAAATTGATTAACGATGCCTTACCTATCCCTATGGCTTTGCCAAATACACCCCAGGACATATCGTTTTTCAGATCCATCATTTTCTTTCTCAACTCATCATACTTATCCATTTGCTTCCTCCTTATACATATCCTTCCAGCTTTGCTTTCTTCATAAACTCAGCAAATATCTCTTTCGGTGTTGCATCTTCCCATTCGGTCTTTATTTCTTGACCGATAAACATACCTACTCTCTCTTTCAGTTTTTCCATTCTCTCCTTGTTGTTTCTTCCTTCCATATCAAAGTCTCTTGCTTTGTTCATTGCTCCTTCATGTTTGCCACGCGCCTTGAAGAAGAGAATTCTCATTGTGTGTTGGAGAAGATTCTGGAATATCCTGATCAGTTTATCCATCTCCTTCACATATCCTTCAGCATCATACTCGCTTTCCCTTTCCGTAAGCCTTCTCTTTGAATTGTAAAGCAACTTCAACTGACTCTTTATTCCTTGGTCCAGTCTCCAGTCAGCTTTGTACTCGGTGCCGCGAGCAAGCATCGTCCTGTCAAACCAGTACAGGTCATAGATCGCATTGATAGCCTTATGAACATCATCAGACAGTGAGTTCATTTTGTCGAAGTTCTTCGACTTGAACGCGTTAGCGAACGCCTTCTGTACGCTTGGGATCTTCTCTACAACCTCAAGCGTCTTCTCCGCGTACACCACTGGAGATGGTGGAAGATGTATCATATCTCCAATCCTCTTGCGTGGTTGTTATAAGATTCACTTGTCTCCATTGGTCAGCCTTTGCTTGAGCTTCTTCGTCGCTTTTCGCCCAGAAGTATCCAGAGTCTTTCGTGAACTCATCTTCTGAGTTATGATCTTCAGTGGGAATTATTCTTTCAGGAGAAAGGCTGAACGGATTTGCTGAAGGCCACCCAAAGTCGATATGGTAAAATATCCAGCCTTCTTGAACTTTGGCGATGATGCGCTGAAGGTTTTCGTTGTCATCTTTTTTCACCCCAAGGTCGGCTCCATACATCCCTTTGAGAAGCTTGGAATACTTCAACGCTTCGGGGCGCTTGAAGAACTTTGCGTAGACGTAGCCACTCTCTTTATCATAAACTTGCCACATTTACTCTCCTCCTTTTGGTTTACCTAATACAGCCGCCCACTCATCGGGATCAAGGTCAGTTTTGAAGTTCTTGTTTTCCTCTTCCTCGTACTCGAAGCACACCGGGCATAGACCATAGAAACGATCCCATTCTTTTTTGCTGATTTCCGTCTCGCAATTTCGGCACCTTAATATCATTGGATTTTTTCGTTCATGAAGCTATTTTTAGCTTCATGATCTAACCACTCCAGGACCAAGCTTCTCAACTCTTGCTGACATTTCGGGCATAGCCGAAAATAGTACCCGTCCATAGACTGCCGCTCTTCGACCTTCAGGGAGATGCTTCGCAGATGGTCTCGTGCTCCGCATCTAATACACTCCTTTGTGTCAAGCCTATGGACGGGTAAATCGGTCATGCGTTCATGCCTGCTTTCAGCGGGCTTGATACACGGAAAGAGATCGCCTTGCGAGCAGGCACTTGATGCACCTTCCCATCGATAGGACTCTTGAGAGTCCTACCCTTGCGCTGTTTCACCTTGAAGTCTCCAAGCCCTCTGAACTGTACGTCACCGCCTGCTTTGAGCACGTCAATGGCGGTATCCAGAAACAGATTCACCACACCCTTGATATCGGCTTTGGAGAATCCTTCCGACTTGGAATATACCATCTCGATCAAATCGCCGGTTGCTACTTTTTTCGCAGCCATGTTTCCCTCCAGAAGATATTGAAATTTGAACACTCTCCGGATAACATAAGTAAAATCAGAATGCAAGTTATTTTTTTCTGAAAATCCAAAACACAGACCCCCACTTCCTCGCGTGAAGCTGGTGCTTATGTCTCATCGTTGGTCTATTGTTCACCGATATCACAAAGAGCTTATCGATAGGATCGAACTTAACTTCTCTTGCCCATTCTAAAATATCGTGTTCGATCCAGTGTTGTTTTCCGCTCGATATGAAGTTCTGACATTTTACGATAAACAGTCCTTTTTCTACCAACACCCATCGAATCTTATATATTCCATTCAAATAAGCCTCATAAATCGCTTTCTCTCCACAAACCGATTCAAGATTATACTGCCGTTCGATCATGTCGGTTCTCTTCGCCGTTGAGCTGTTCCCGTACGGTGGATCGAAGACAACGCAATCAAACGACTCTCTCCGAAAAGGGAGAGCCTCGTAGTCGGCCTGGAGGTCAAGGAAGGGGAAAGGATAGCGGTCCATCCGTACGACCGTGTACGGACCTGTCACGCGTTTCCAGAAGACGCCCTTAGAATAGGTAGCATCCAAGATGATCGCGTCAGCCGGAACATAGAACTCTATGATCTCCCTGAACGCGTCCGGTTGATCGAGATACTCATGGTTCGCTCCACAGAGCATTGTAGAGTAGAGAGTCACTCAACCACATCCTTCGCATAAACATCAATATCATCGTTTCTTGGTATCATAACAACTCTCTTCTCTCTCATTTGAATAGTCGCTATCGCCCCCCATAGCCCAGTCGCCTTGTTAATTGTTTCCCACCCTTTTCCATTCCAAAAGGCAACTTCATTGTCTTTGAAAATACGGTATGACCGGACCGTTTCTTTCCTTTTCAGTGCGATCTCTTTCAAGCACGCCATACAGAGATCGATTCTCTCAGAAAATTCTGTGCCACAAAGCTTGCAAACAGGCATTACAACATCCCCCTCCGCAAAAGCAACTCTCTTCTGATCTCAAGATAGTGACTGAGAGGAATGGCAATCCAAGTCTCTTGTTTGCCCAACGTCCCTCTCTTAAACACTACCGCAGGCTCACAGCCGTACTCTGTATTCTCTGTAGCCTGAGCAAGAGCTTTCCACATGTTGATGCTCTTCATGTTCTTGCATTCAATGGAAAGCCCAACCTTCGCTCTGCCCGTTGAGGAAAGCTTTATATCTACCCCAGTCTCGCACCCTACGGGAGTTCTGATCTCGTCCTCAGTAAGCTCAAACGCATCTTTGACAAGCTCCATCACTCGCTTCTGAAAGCTTCTCCCTTTCTGAATCCTGCTTCTCACGTTTGCTGCCATAGTCATCCTCCGACAACCAACCTGTATCAAGGCTTAGTTCAAGCTTCTCGCGATGGTCATGAAAATCAATGAAGTCCATTCCAGCTATCGCCTTCAGAATAGAGGCAGAAAATCTCCTGGTAGAGATCACTTTGAACTTCTTACCCATTGCTCGAAACGCTTCAAGAATACAGTCAAAGTCGCCATCTCCAGTCACGATGATAGCAAGATCATAATATGGATTGTTCAGGCAGATATCTCTGAGCATAACCATATCGAGATTTGACTTGTGAAACATGTCTCCGTTTTCCAGTTTCACTTCCTTCACTGGCTTAGAGACAATCTGATAGCCGAAATCAACGAGACGAGCAAAGAACGCTTTCTTCTCAGAAGTATCATCTTTGTACGATCCGATATAATAAGCTGCTCTTTCCAGGTCTCCAAATTGTTTACAAAACTTCAAAAGCTTTTCAAAGTCGAGTCTCCATCCGAGATCGTCCTTCTGAAGATAAAACAAGTTGTCACCATCAATGTAGAGATGAACAATCATTCTTCTTTCCTTTCTTTGTTAGCCAATTCATTCTTTTGATCCTGTGGAAAGCTTCCTAATGTCCTCTGCGCTTACTACTTCTTTCCCTAGCTGCGCCTTCTTCAAGATGTTGCGAAGGAATATCCCTTTCGCAATCGCCGCCGCAATGCTCTCATCGTCTATGAGCTGATATTCAGAGGTCTTCGGAAACTCGCCATAAATCCTCGCCACAACCCACGGACTTCCCGGCCCATGTCTCCTGAGCTGTTGATTGATCCAAGCCATTGAGCAGAGCCCTGGATATGGTTCGGGTTCGATAGCGCAGTACTTTCCCTCTTTATCAACGCCAATGTTTGGAGACTCGTATGAGCTGATCTTGATAATGTGGTATCCGGGTACGGCTCTCGTATGAGTCTCGTGGAAATAAGTATTCGGTTCAATCGGATTCCCAATGAGCAACACCTTGTTGTCTTTTGAAGTAAGAAGCCCTTCAGCAGAATCATAGATCGACTTCGGAATACCGCAAGCTTCATCGAATACCACAAGCATATTGCCCGCATGGATACCTTGAAACGCTTGCTCTTCGTCAGTCGTAAACCCGATTGCATAGTGTTCAGGATCATCGGGATCTCTTACCTTCATTGTCTTCAGACACTCACCCGCTCTCGCTACATTCTGCCTTAGCCTTATGTGAAGCTTCTCAATCGCTGACCAAAGAATCTCTTTTACCTGTCGGCCCGTAGGTGCAGTCGTAACGACGCGAGAACCGGGAAAACAGGTAAAATACCAGAGAACAAGTGCGGCAGTGCCGTAAGATTTCCCTACGCCATGCCCGCTTCTGACAGTCGTGCGCTGGTTCGCAGCAACCGCCCTCATAAATTCCCGTTGTCTCTCCCACGTGCTGAGACCAAGAAATCTCTTAGACCACACATCGGGAAATCTCTGGTAAAGCGCCATTAGGTCTTGAACGAATCCGTGTTCTTCCCATATCTGGTTCTCTATCTCATATGGATCCTTGATCTTTTTTGCTTCAGAAAACGACATTAATGATGCCCCACGTGCCATTTACCACAAAGACCGCATTTCCAAGCTTTGAGCCTAGTTGGTCTTCTGCAATCCGGCGCTTTCTTTAATTCTTCAATCCATTCTTCCGCTTTCTCTTTTGTTTTGAATGGTTTTTTCCTGTAACATGAAAGCAATCCACCAGCCATTACACCTCCAATGAAGTAATCCCATTCTCGTACTTCACAACGATCAGATCGTCTACCATACTCGGGTCTACATCCACATGTGACACGAGATAAAGCGGTTTCTGATCAAAATGCTCTCTCAACAATCCTAACACATCGGACACGCCCTGGCTATCTAAACCATTAAAGGGCTCGTCGAGAATGAGAAGATTGATCTCTTTTTCGCTCTGGATCAGCTTCATTTCCCCAAGAGCGAGAGACACGGCAAGATTGACACGCGCCTTCTCTCCACCCGAAAGACCTCTATAGTTGTCCGCTCCACCTCTTTTGGATGCAGAGAGACCGAACCTCTCACGATATTCTCCTGACTTGAGCTTGACAACAGTATGAAACTCGGCCTTGAGCATACCATCACTGATCATGTCGAGGTATTTCTTGATCTTCGAGTTGAGTACAGGAGTAATGGTCTCCAAGAGAAAGCTCTGAATCCCTTGAACACCAAATCCCTCCTGCCAAAAGCGAGCAGGCACAAGGCACTCATCACATGCTTTCAGCTTTCCTTCCGCTTCTTCTACTGCCCTTTCAAGCTCCTCAAGTTCCGCCTCATAAGCCTTTATCCTCTCGGTGTATGGGCTGGCAGATAACTTGAGTCTAGTCAGCTCAGCCTTTTGATCTTTCATCTTTGACTCAAGGCGATTCATTGCTCTTTCTTTTTCCTCATCTTCTCGCGAAGAAAGTTCTACGAAAAGCTTCTGACGCTCCTCGTTTCCCTTCAATATGGCTTCCTCAAATGCTTTTATGTTATCAGAAGCCTCTGATAATTCGACCTGTTTCTTTTCGTTCTCTACCAAAAAAGATTGGAGTTCTACCTCGCTTATTCTTAAACGATTTTCAAGTTGTTTTCTGTGATCAGAAAGACCTTTCTTGGTAATTATACTTCCACATTCAGAACACCTTGTTCCTATAAGGCTCTCCATATCATCAAGTTTCCCACGAATATTTCTAACTTCTCTCTGACATTGAGCAATAATCAAATCAAACCGAGCAACCTTCTTGCCCAATTCCTCAGACTCTCTCTTGTAATGTCTAAGATATGCCTCGTGATCGATAATAGACCTTTTAATCTTGGCGATTCTGTGAGCTATCATCTCGTTACCCGTTCGTTTCCCTGCTTCCGCACGATAAGGGACAATAATAGCTTCGGCTTCCTTGATCTCTCTCTCAAGTTTATCAATAGAGTCTGCTTTTTCCCTTTGCCATTCGGCCTCGTCTGTTATTGCCAAATCCTTTACGTGCAGCATCATTTCTTTCTTTTCGATAACAGAATCAATCGATCCTTGCAAATTTATTTTCTGGCTCTCGTAGAGCGTCACCTCACTCTTAGCGTTTTGATAGCAATAAGAGATCCAACCAATATCAAGAAACTTCTCCAAGAAAAACTCTTTAAGGATCTTGTCGGTCAGATACCCAAACGGAATAACGCCTTCTTGTGGAAAATAAACAGAACGGCTGAACGTATCATAGTCCATGCCAAGAAGGTTCTGAACCATATCATTGCCTGTAGCGATATTTCTGCCGGACAACTCAATGGTGTCGTCTTTGTCTGATCCCTTTAACTTTGCATAAATCTTGAGAGTAGATGTTCCATTATCTCTCTTTCGAGTTATCTCATGAATAAATTCGTCATCCTCAATGTTCACAATTACCGCACATGGCTTTTCTGGTTTGTATTGGCCTCTCGCGGTCCTGTCATAGAGGCACCACGTCAGCGCCTCAAAGATCGTAGATTTCCCTGCCCCATTGCTTTGGGAGCCTCCATCAAGGTTTTTGCCAACGACGGCATGAACTCCCGGCTTATCGAGCGCCAGGAAAAGAGCCTCGGCCTTGTAGAATCCTTGAAGATGTACACTGTTGATGTTGATCATTATTCTCGTTCCTCGTAATACCGTATGCCGTCAGCCTTCATCTCTTGTCGCTCTCTATAATCACAATAAGAAGAGATAATATCCGCGGGCTTCATTGCCACATTCACTTCCATTCTCGGTTGTTGAGTTGCGGACTCTTCATCTTCAACGACAAACCGGATCTTCCAAGACGAATCAAGCTTCTTCTTTATGGCTTTCATCTCTCCTTCGTTCTTCACATGAACACGGTAGAAGTTCTTATTACTCAGATCAGAGTCAAAGAACCTTTTGGCGTCTTCGATTACTACAAAACACGGGGCATCAATTTGATGATGCAAGAAATTATATTCCTCCTTTTTGTCATATATCCAATATCCTTTGCTACTCTTTCCTGCATCAGAAAACGAATGTTGGTGTGGAGAGCCCAAGGAGACCCAATTGTTCCAAACGGCTCTGATGTGAAAGTCTCCAAGAAACGCCATTGGAGGCTGAACTCCATCTTGCAGGCTTACGCTATTTGGCAGCGGCACAAAGCCAGCCTTGGCAAGCAGCTCGTCTGCAAGAAAATGGCCGATGATAATTCCGTCCCCTTCTCTGTACTCAGAAAGCAAACCAGCAACCTTCTCTTTTTCCATGTGAGGTATCAAAAAGTACTTCTCGCCATTAAAGGTACACGGTCCTGGAGTCATGATCTCTGACATGTAATCAACAAACACATCCAAAGCACTGTACTTCCTAGAACCAACGCTATAGTCATGTTGACCAGGAATGGCAAGAAATGAATTAACTGGAATAGCGGCAGCTCTGAAGACATCCATCACATAGTAAACGTGCTCAGGTTTAAGCCGAGAGCCGTCATGAAAAAAGTCACCACAGAAGATAACCGTATCTCCCTCTTCATAGGCTCCAAGAATCTCTTTGAGAACTTTTAGGCCATCCATGAAGCGCGTGTTCAGGCCAGTCTCCGGGTCTATCGAAGAGAACTCTTGCCAATCATGGAGATGAAGATCGCTAAATATGATAGACTTCATTTTTCTATTTCTCGCACTTTCTGCAAACAAATGGAAAAGCGTGCTCAAAAATGTTTCCACTTGGCAGCGGAAAGTGAAGATCCTTGTAGTGAAGCACGCTATAAGTACGAAAGCACGGCTCACCACACTTCGAGCATTTTTCAATAACGAGGGTAGCTCCTATCGTGACTACTGGATCTTCTTTTATCTTCTCCCATGTAGTAATCTCATGCTGCAATTGATGCAGGGTCACGGAACAACATACGTAATAAGTTCCATCTTCCTTGGTTATATAAGTATCGTCCCCATAAAAGGATGCTCTAGCCCTCTCGCCATTATCAAGCTCGAACTTCCCTTTCATCACTTCAAATTTTTTGGCCATTCCCATATCCTCCTAATCAAAAAAACGCATACGGATCAAGTCCTTCTCTTTTTGCATCATAATAGCCACACATACCGCTATAATGACCCTCAAGAACGGTACTAGTCCTCGACGCAAACATCTTCATTTCCCAATATGCTTCTTCTTCTCGTTCTCCTTCCAGAGCCCACCTTCCGCCATGGAGACAAGTAAACACTACATCATGACATCCCAAAATGCTGTCTCCTACCTCTGGATATTTCCACTTACTGAGAAAACCATTATCAATAAGATAATCTCTTCCTCCATAATAGCCGCACCTGATCCTTTTCATCTCCATACCTTTTCGGATACGTTCTTCTTCAAATACTTAGCTGGATTTCCCACCACCACAATCTCTGAATCTACGTCTTTCGTCACTACGGCTCCTGCGCCAACAAGCGATCTTCTGCCAAGCCGAATGCCAGGAAGGATAATGGCCCCAGAGCCCACATAACACTTCTCCTCTATCACGGCATTTCCAGAGATATTCACCCCAGGAGAAATGGTAGAAAAGTCCCCTATCTTAACGTCATGGCCAAGAGTACATGACAAATTCACAAAAACAAAATCTCCAATTTCTATTCCAGTAGTAAATATTGATCCTGGTGAAATAATGCAGCCTTTTCCTATATTCACATCAAACTGAAAAATAGAAGGATCAATTAATGCTGGCGTATAAATCATTTCTTCAATCTCTGATAATTTGTTTCTTACACTTTCTTTAGCATCCGGATCTGCCAAAGCAACAATGACACTAGTCTTATTACCTGTCTTCTCGAATCTGTCTTTTATGAAATCGATATTGCCAAGACATTTGAAGTTTTCATATATTGTTTCTCCAGCAGGAATCTTGTCATCAATTACTCCAATCACATTACAGCCACGCAATCGATAAAAAGTCTGAAGCACCTCTTTGCCGATGCCTCCACCTCCATACACAACAAAATCACTCCAAGCTTCAACTACTCTCATTTTCTTCGCTCTCTTTGACGAGGAACAGCTCTTCTTCGATCTCTCCCATAAGCTCAGGATTCTCAAGAAAGGCACGAGTCATGCCGTTAATCCCTCGCCCTACCCTATCTCCCTTCCATAACCACCAGCCGCTCTTCTCGTAATCCACTCGCTCATCGTATTTGTGAAACTCTCTATCAATCAGCAGTTGAGCAAACGTGGCTTCCTGAAAGATTCCTCTCTCGTCGAACATGAGATAGAAGCTTCCTCTGCGAAAAGGAGGAGCTAGTTTGTTTTTGTTTATCGTAAACGAACAAATAAGCCCTACTGGATCTGGACTATGCTGGTCTATCGAAGGATCTTTATCGGAAGGGATCTTCGCGCCGGAACTCAGTTTAATGCGAAGAGAAAACATGAAATTCTTCGCATTTCCTCCTGGAGAATATTGGGGGTCTCCAAACGTTACTCCGGGCTTTTCTCTCATTTGGTTTACAATGATCAATGTGGCGTTTGAAGTGGTGACTTCGCTACAGAAGCGCGGAAACATGCGCGACATGGCAAGCGACTTGTCCATTTTGTCCCTCATGTTTCCCGCCTCATAGTCTCCATCGACTGCCCCCGGATCAGTGGCCGCAAGGCTATCAAGAGAAATAAGGATCGGAATCTCTCGGCTAATCGCACGAATTTTCTTGAAGCTTTTGGAGGCTAGGTTAAAAAATTCCTCCAGGTTAAAATCCCTCGGATCTTTACCTGTTTCGTCATAACGCTGTATAAAGCGAAGACGGCTCGGATCAATACCAACTTCCAACATTCTCCGCTCTTCGTGGCTATGTTCACTATCACCGAGAAAAACGACTCCGCTTGGCTGCATGTTTAAGAATTCCCGGATGATATGGTCAAGGAGAACAGACTTGCCCCCGGACTCAGGCCCCCATATCTCGACAGCCTTACCGTGAGGTATGCCGCCTTTTGTCCCCGGCCTGAACCCCGCAATGGCATAATCGAGGCTTACCGCGCCCGTAGGAATCCAGAAGGGGATATCTGCCCACCGCTCTTCTTCAAGTTTTCGATATTCTTTCGTTCCCAATGCTTCATCGAGATCAAGTTCGTTCGATGGTTGTTCGTTCTCGTACTCCGCCTTCTTCTTTCTCGACATGACATTCCTCCGCGAGAATTTTCTCACACTCTTTCACAACCAGCTCATCAATGGCAAAACCGTATTGCCACATAATAAGATCAAAATCGTGTCTTTCCTCGAATGACATGAATCCTCTAAAAGGGTCATGAAGCTATTTTTAGCTTCATGACCCCGGGGGCAAGCTACGCGTGATTCAGAGCCTTTTTCAGCTCATCCTTCTTCTTCCCGCCGGGAAGTGCCTTCACCGAGGAGCCGCCGCTGATTGAAATAGTATGAGCGAAGTCATACAGAAAATCGGGAATCGTTGCCTGATGCTTGTCAATCAGCTCCATGAGATCCTGATTGGAAAACGGAAGCTGATCATCGTTCATCGAGCGAGGGAGAAATTCCTTGATGTCTGGCCAAGAATCGACATTGCGAAATTCCTCCGGGATTGGATACGGCTTCAGAAGCGGCTTAGCATCCCAATAGAACTTGTTGGTCGGCTTACCGCTAATGAGAATGTTGTGTCCTGTATCCCAATCAAGAAGTTGATCAGGCCCGAAGTTGTCTCGGTCCTTGAGCCACTCATTGAAAGACTGAACGAGCATCCCAGGCACTTTGATGATCTTGAGAGCCGGAAGCGATCCGAAATCCGGTGGCTTCTTTTCGCCCTCGTCCTTTGTGTACTTGACCAGCAGGGCTCTGACCAGACCATACGTCCGAAGCTTGATTCCGCCCTTTCCTTCCTTGTCTCCGGCGATAATCTCGCTTTTGCGGCTCAGTTTGCCCATGGTGATGCCCCAATTGATCGCGTTGCAGATAATGCACTCGTCTCCATAGAGAGTCTTCGGACACGGAACCGAGTACGAGTAGCCCTCATCAGTTTCAGGAAGCACCGAACGGTGCTCCCCAAGAGGAACCATCCAGTCGGGAGAGGAACACGGCAAAAGTCTGATCTCGTATTCTCCGCGCCAACGCATTGAAAGCAAAAGGTTTTGCGCCGGATCGTACGTCCGCATAGCCTGATCGACTACCGCTGTGCGTTCCTCCACCCACGAAAAGTCGAATATAGGCTCGCTCATTATTTGCCACCTTTCTCACTTTTTGACTTAGAAGCTCCCTTTCTGCCTCGTTTGGAGATTTTGATATCTTCCTCGGCTTCGACTTTTGTAGAAGCAAGGGCAGCCTCAATATCGTCCCAGAAAAACTTGTAGACCCCGCCGAGACGATAATGAGCAACTTGCTTGCTGCGCGCCCTGGCCTGCCACCATGCCTTAGATAGACCCGTTCTCTCCGCCACTTCTCCAGCGCTCAAAAGATTTTCAAGAAAACCGGACATTTTTTCCTCCTATAGTCCTGGTTTGAGATTGCGCTCGCGCTCTATTTCAGCCTTCAGAAGTTTTAACATGTCTGCTCTCTGTTTGAGCGATTCAAAGTCGATTTGAAGCTGGTTTACAAGCGATTGCGCTACGATATGGTTGGCCGTTTGTAAAATTACCTGTCCGTCATTTTGGACAAGCGCTTCCAAGTCCTGCACCGTCGCTGTCTTGCTGTTCCCGATTACCACCCCCGTTCCTTTGAACTCCATGTGAGTCTGAGCTTTGACGACCTTCAGATCGAGGTATTCTTTGGCCTCTTTCTCTTTTGCATGGCGCAACAGAGTTCCCACGTACTGAAGCATCGCTGGTTGTACCTGTACTTCCTCGTCAAGATTTGCCTTGTTGATCACGAACTTCCGTGCTCTTTCTTGGGCATCGATAATCGCTCCTTCTTCAAGAGACTCGAAAAGATCTCCCAAGGAATCATTGTAGAGTTCAAAAATGCCCTCTAGGCGCTCACTCATTTTCTTCTTCCTCCGTCTCCTCAACCTCTTCGGGCAGCTCGCCCAAACCAGGGATCATGACCTCGGATTCCAATTCCATAAGCCACGCCTGAGTCGAATCGTTCAGATGATAGACCTGATTCATCAACTCGTTAGTTAGGTTAAGAACCTGAAATACACGATTCGAGAACTCGAACGAAAGATTTTTCATCGCAGAACTTCGGAACTGTCCGAGTCGGTCTTGAACCCGCCCGAGCATCATGCAGATTTCCATGTTACGCTGCTGAACGATCTTTCGCGCGTGGAGTACAAGATCGAACTCCTCATCGGCAACAACTTGATTCCCCTCTTCAGTTTTCTTCTTCACCATCTTCTGTCTCCTCGTAGATTTTTTGCAAGTATGCCATTGCGGCATCGTACGCCTTTTGGTTATTGGCAGCCCCTTCTCTGAGAAGCGCTGCGGGATGTATGCAGTAAACAACCGGAACGATCTCTCCATTAACCGATTCGGGATATGCCCGCGCCTGCTCAGCCAGAAGCCGAATCCCGCCTTCCTGCTTCCTGAAAAAGAAAAGCGGAGTATTGCCAAGCGCGAGAATGATGCGCGGCTTCAACAAAGCAATCTCCTGAGACAGATATCCAAAGCACTCGGTGAGCAGCGGCCTCGGAAGTTTATTATCCTTCGGACGACACTTGTAAACGTTTGTCACAAACCACTTGCTGCGATCAAGTCCAATTGCCTTCAGACTGTTCTCAAGATAAACACCTGCCTTTCCTACAAATGGTCTTCCCTGATCTACTTCCTGCTCTCCGGGAGCCTCTCCGATAATCATGATCTGAGGATCTTGGCTAAACTCAAATGGAACCGGAGTTTCGTATGCCTTGTACAGATCACATTTTTGACACTTCGATATGGTATTTGCCAACTCCAAAAGCTCCAGTTCGTTACAAGACATCCCGAATTCTGGTTTTACCTCCGGCAAGAACACCCCTGGAAGCATAGTCATGAGAAGGGTATTACGCTCAGACTCGGAATACACTTCTTCGCCGGAATAGACCTTTTCCCAAATGGCGGGATCTTGAGTCCCATCATTGATCTTGTCGATATGGCCCAAAGCATGATAGGTGCTCACGTTGAGATTCCGAAAACACCCAGCGGCTATCAGCGCCCCAAGAACCTTTTTATTAACCGTCCTTTTCGGGACTCTGATTCTGAAATCTTCGAGAGATCTAAACTTTCGTTGCTCTCTTGCCTCCAAGATTGCGTCAACTGCGGCTTTGCCGACCGCTTTGATGCTATCCAATCCCACAAGGAGTTTTTCATCATATATGCGAAAGCCACCGAGCGAAGTGTTAATTTCTGGGAGCGTGATTTCGATACCGAGTCTATGAGACTCCACCAGAAAGCTCGCCCTTTTACCTTCATCGGGAGTACACGCATACAGTGCAGCCAAATATTCCATCGGGTAATGAAGCTTAAGCCACATTTGCCTGACTGCGAGTTCTGTGTATGCAACTGCATGAGATCGGTTGAACGAGTAGCGAGAAAAGTTTGCCAAATCGCTAAAGAGCCTCTCTGCGATGGAGTTAGGCATGTCAGAAGTTTTTTCACAGCCTCGGACGAATCTTTCACGGTCTTTCTCAAATTCTTCCTTCCCTTTGCTCTTGGCGATAACTCGCCGCATTTGATCCGCGGCGGGCATGTCATATCCCGCTACCCACCGAGCAATCTGCATGATCTGTTCCTGATAGATGATAACACCGAAAGTTTCATCGCCTATGCCCTTAAGATATGACGCGTAAGGCTTAAGGCTAATTCGTCCACCCCTTGTAAGAGTGTTGATATAGCGCACCACATAGTCAGCCATCATTCCGGAATCCATTGGCCCCGGTCTCCCAAGAGCATTGATGTCAGCAAGAGTATTGAATGACGTTATTGGATGGAGCTTCTTGCAAAGGTCCGTCATTGCGCGAGTCTCAAACTGAAACGTTCCGACAGTGTGTCCCTCGCCAAAGGCGCGGCACACTTCCTCAGATCTGACATCAACCGTATTCCAGTCTATGTCTATCCCGTGACGCTCTTTGATAAATCTTCTCGCTTCAGCAACGATATCGAGCGAGCGCAGGCCCAGCACATCAAGCTTCACCCAGCCGAGATATTCCACATCGGACATTTCCCAGTTCACGCACCAGTCGTCGCCACGCTTTTCCAGCACCGCATATTCAGAGATCTCGTCGCTGCTGACCACGATACCGGCTGCATGTTTTCCTGTCTGGCGGAGGGTTCCTATGACTCCTCTTGCGTAGTCAACTATTTGAGCTGCATTCTTGATGTCTTTTACCTTGAACGCAAGCCTCTGCCAGTCTCCTTCAGTCTCCACAGATTCAACGCTCTTGGTCAGCTCCTTAGACTTCCAGTAATCGACTTTGAAGTACCGAGCTACGTCAGTAATGGCCGACCGAGGCTTCAGTTCGGAAAACGTATTGATGTTCGCAACACGCTCCTCACCGTATCGCGTTCTTAGGTACTCTAAAGCCTCGTGCCGTCGCGATTGAGGAAAATCAAGATCGATGTCGGGATAATCGGTACGTTCAGGATTCAAAAAGCGCTCAAAGAGCAGATCGTTCTCAAGCGGGTCAATTTGGGTAATTCCAAGTAGGAAACACACCAATGACCCGCTTGAGCTTCCCCTCCCCGGAGACAGTTCCATACCCATACCCCGAGCCCACTCAACCAAATCATAAACCAGAAGGAAGTAGTCACTAAACGCCTTCTTTGCAATAACATCAAGCTCGTGTACCATTTGGTCTCGATACTGCATTATTTGTCCGGGAGTAGGGAATTTCTTTTTTTCCAGATATCTTTTCAGGCTTTCGGTAGCGATATCGGTTAAAACGCTATGAGATTCTCCTTTCCCAATCCGAGGAAGAACGATATTTCTTTTTTCCAGATAATACTCGATCTTATCAGCGATTACATCTGTCATTTCAAGCGCCTTTTCCCATGTTTCCGTTGGAAGATAATCAAGAGTATCTCCGCATTTGAAAACCATTTCATAGTTCTGAGCGAGATGAAGTCCACGAAGATCGAATTCCAGTTTGCCTCCCGTGTTAAGACTTAGAAGAAAATCGTGATAACGAGAATCTCCTTCGTTCACATAATGAACGTCGTTGGTAACAACCAGTGGCAATCCGGTTTTACTTGCCAACTCATACGCCTTAAGATTTGTCCCTTGCTGGCCTGGAAGTGGAACAGGCATGAGTTCGAGATAGACATCACGCTCCGGGCTATGGAGAACATCGAGAAGGTTCTCAATGTTGGGATGATTAAGTAACCCGTGCATACAAGCGGTTCCGATAACCACATCAGAAAGAGTCGCCAGGAGAGACGGATCAACTCTCGGACGATAATAGAAGTTGCGGTGAGCTTCATTCATAACGCGAATCAGACTCTTCCATCCTTTTTCATTCTTCGCGAGGATCACCACGTGATAAACCGACTCTCCTTTCGTGCGTTCGGACGCGTCGTCCACCATGTACGCCTCTACTCCCAGAATCGGCTTAATGTTGTGTTCTTTACACGCTTTCGCAAACCTCACGTGGCCGGAGATTGATCCATGATCCGTAATGGCAAGAGCCTTAAACCCCCTTTCAGCCGCAGCCGCAGCAAGAGCCTCCGGAGAGGCAAGACCATCCAAGAGAGAATAAATACTATGAACATGAAGATGAACCATCGAGTTTTCCTTATAGGATCAGCCTATACCCAATCTATAGCGCCTGTCAAGTTTATTCTTCACAGCACCGACCATTTTCTTCAAAATCTCGAATTTGTTATTTGTTTCAGCCGATTGCTCTTTTTGATCCGCTGGATCTCCTTCTACAAGCGGAACAATTAAGATAGAATCGAAATACGAATCAAGAGCATAATAAAGCTCAACCGCTTTATCTGTTGCGTCTGAATCGAACATTATCCGTATATCTTTGACTCCATCCAACATCCGAAGCTGTGAATCTGTCAACTCCTTCCCAAATATCGCAACGGTATTAATTCCCTGACTCGAAAGAATCATTCGATCAAATGGTCCTTCAACAATCGTAACTGGACTATCAGAGTCCATATCATCATAGCCATATAGAAAGTCTCTTGTATTGACCCCTGGAGGATTCTTGTAGCGGAGAGGCGCGTCATCGAGAATCGTTCGAGCTTGAAAGGATACAACTTTTTTTTGGTAGAAAATGGGAATGATGATCCGATGCGAGTACGGAGGGATAAGGGTAAAGTAGAGCTTGTAGCGATCAATCATCCAGTCGTCTATTCCCCGCGCGAGCAGATACGACTTAGCGCCTCGTATCCAGCCGGTATCCGCTGGCAGCTTGACTTCTTCCAGCGGCTTCTCGAAGACAGGTTTGGATACGGTAAAGTCGAGAGCGCCATGCACCAGCCCATACGCCTCGTTAATGGGAACACCGAGAAGCTCGGCAACAACCCGCACCCAGTCGCCTTTCTCTCCGCACTTGAAACAGTGGAAAACCGGCTTCTCGACCGAGATGCAGAAATGGCGTTTGCCTTTGCCACAATACGGGCAATCGAGCGTGACGTTGGTCTCGTCATACCAGTCATATACGATCCCGTTGTCATCGAGGAATGACGCGACATCAAACGCCACTTGAAAGCTCCTTTGGCAGAGCCATAGAGATGATTGACAGCCCGATACGCTGTCTATCGGATAGAGCGTATTTGCTTTTGCCCACGCCATAAATGGGAGTGAGAGCTTGTCGGCACGCAATCCACAATGCGCTCAGTTCTTCCACATCTCCTTCAATCACATACTTGCTTCCACCATTTTTTCTCGTTATCTTCATTTTGTCCTCCTTTCAGTCAGGAAAAAAGTCGAACATGCGTCCTGTTTCGTAATCATGGTTCAACATAAATCTTTTGCCTACTCTTCCGTATCTATTAAACTCTGGTTTGCAGATTATATCATTTTTGCTGTCGTCGCGCAAGTTCTTTTTTACTGACTTTTTAGTAAGAATAACGAAAAGGTCAGCAGTAAATACCTTGGAGATGTCTTCACTCACCGCTTCTGCGCCTACATCGTCTTTGATAAATGCGCTTCTATTGAGTTGAGTTGCGGTAATGACTGAACAGCCCGCTTGTTCTGCAAGAGCGCGAAGCTCAACCGTATTACGCCCAATGCGATGACGGAATTCTTCGTTCTTCTGCGGAGCGCCCATGAGGTCTACGTAATCGACAATCACGCTGTCCACACGGCGTCCTTTACGGAGACTTTGATTAATATCGTACATAATTGTGGATGTATTGAGGCTATATGGAGAGACTTGAAAAAATTCGATTGGATTGTACTTACCGTACTGCTCTGCTATCCTGTCCATAGTTGCACGAGCGATATTAGATCCGTTTGCCTTCAAGTCGAATGTGGATATCCCGGTAAGCGCGGATATAGCCCGCATGGATAGATACTTTACGCTCACTTCCAGGCTATAATAGTTTACATTAAATCCACGAAGCATCTGTCCTAGTCCAATGTTCAAAAGGAGAGTTGTTTTTCCGAGTTTTGGAGAAGCAGCAAAAATGGCAAGATTACCTACTGGCAGTCCGCCGCCGACGAGTATTTCATCAAGGCGTGATTCTATATCGTCGTCACTTCCTCTTACGCACAGCGGAATAACTCGTAGGCTTTTGTTTTCTTCCTCGTTGATTTCAAGATTGAATACTTCTGGATGTGTACGCCTAAAGGTCGCTATCTCTTCCACTTCTCGATAGGTCTTATATATCTCTTTGAGCTTACCGTCTTGGAGAAGAGAAAGGCATTTTTCTTGAGCCTTAAAAAGAAGAGCCGTCTCCACATGGTTCTCTACACGCACAATCACGTTGTCAATGATTGACTCAAGCAGCCTTGAATCACCATTGAGAAACGGTTCGATAAATGCGATAGCTTTTTCTTTTATCTTATCGGGTGTTTTTATATCCAGCTTCAATTCGCTGATCACATTCATAAATGTGGGAACGGCATTCTTGCGCTTGTCTAACCGAGATACCGCTTTATAAGCAGCAATCACATCGGGAAAATTGAGAAAGTCTTTTGTTATATTGTTAATTGCATATTCTCTAAAACCAGGATCATGAATTAAGGCAACTACGAACTGTTTCTCGAACTCGTGCTCATACGTTTCCGCCATACCTTCCTCTCCTTCATAACTTTATCATAAGCATGCTCGGCTTGTTCACGAGTCGTGTTTATGTTTTCGACTGCTTGAGTGAACATTATTGATCTGACCATAAGTTCACGACGAAGAACTGGATCTTTGAGAATCAATGGAATGTTCCACCTTTTTCTTTTCATTGTGTTACCCTATTTAAGATTTCATCCATTAAGTGACCGACATTTCGTCTTACATCATGAGTGCTACTTAACACTTTATTTCTCTGGTGTCCAGCGAAATCTTCGCGAGGCTGTCTCACAAGCGGCTTTATATCTGGCTGAAAGTGAGCAAACTCCTGATAATCCTCTAGTGATCGCTTGCTTATGAGATTGGTAAAAAGTACATGCTCTCCATGTTTCCAGACCTGAGCCTTTATCCACCAATCGTAGTAGGCATCAGATTCATCCGCCATCCTACGAGCTTTGGCAAGTATCTTTATCGACCGAGGACTCAATTTACGGTTTGAGTCAATACCAAACCAGTAAAGCACGCGACCAAGGAAAATCTGATTTCTTGATTCCTCGTCATAGAGACCATACTCAACGAAACAGTCCGGATCGAAGCCTGAGAACATGGTCTTATCCAAGGGGTCGTAGTCGAGATTCATCCACATACGGTACTGGAGATCACCAAGTCCTTTGCAACGCTCGCGAGCGACAATCGATTTCCAGTTCGGGTAGTCGATCTGGATGTGGGCAATCCGGAAGTATCTTTTGACCAGGGCAGTCTCTCCTTCCTCACGAAGGATCTTCTCGAACTTGTAATATCTCGGTATTCTCGCCGTCACAAACGGCTTCTTGAGAAGAGACGCGATTTTCCTTTCCAGCTCGGTTTTGTATTCAGCGGCTTCTGGAGCAGGGCTCAGGCGATTAGGACATGAAGCTATTTTTAGCTTCATGAACTTGTCCTCTTCCGGAGGCTTCTCTGCTGGCTTATCGTCATCATCCCATTCGTCGTCTCCTGGAAGGCTGACGAACCTTTTTGCGTTTTCATCGAGGGGCTTATAGAATCCTACCGGCCGTCGTCCTTTCATTTTCTCTTTGACGATCTCAAGCTCCTTCCTCAGTCTCTCGATATCACGGCAGCGATCTATCGAGTGGAAATAAAGCTCAGGCTCCTTCAGTTCCTTGATTCGGAAAAACTTGCTGAAGACTTCATCTTGGAGAAAATCGGCGGCGGAATCCCTGTCCACTGGGATGTTATCATTTTTCTCTTCAATACTTTCCTCATGGGGAACCAAACAATCCCCAGTGGGATTTTCTTCCCATGCAAAATGAGGCTCTGCGAATTTTGCATGTACACATCCTTCTTTCTTTCCTTCTTCTATATATAATATATTCTTCCTTACGGGGCCAACGTTGTCACCACTTGATATCGTTGGAGAATTTGGGCACTTTTTCTGGTTTTCTCTATAATTTCTCATGGTGTCAATTTTGACACCACTTGATATTGTTGATGAATTAGGATTTTCTTTGTGATTTAGCATGGTGTCAATATTGTCACCACTTGATATTGTTGGACTTTTGATAAGGTCCACCTCTGGAAAGAGTTTACCATAGCCCTCGGGATAATCCCAAGCACTATTTTCTGTAAATTCTCTAGTGGTTTTACGGAGATAGGAAAACAAACCTATCCAATCAATGATAAAATTTCTTCGGTTGTTTGCCCTGGTAGGTCGATACAAGCAGGAAAAAACGTGGCCTTTCAATTCCTGGAGAACGGACGAGACTTTCCTTTTGATTGTTCGCTCGGAAAACCCCCAAATATCTACAATAGTCTTGCCTGAAGGGTTGCACTGACCGGTTTTGAAATTGAAGAATTCGGCAAGGATGGAATAGAGGAATTGCTTTACTCCAGGTTTCAGGACTCCGTTCGGAATTGACCTGATGCACTTCTTTACAGCAGCTTTGTCGAGATTAAATGGAGAGTGATTGAACCTCTTATACTCAACTATGGTATCTTCCCATGACGTGTACGACACTTGTTTTCTCCGTGCAATTTCTTCCACTCCGCTTCATAACGTCAATAGGACATGGTAGTACAGCCAAAACTACAAGAAAGTCAAGAAAAATTTTGTATGAAGAAAATTTAATGGGGAAGCGTATTGCACGGAGGACGCCTCCCCATCGCAGGGGGTTATGAAGTGTCTCAATAGTGCTCAAAATGTCTCTAAATGTCAAGAAAAAACTAAACCGATTCCCAAAAAGATTCAGCGAGTAGCTTTTCCATTGTAATTTTCTCTACATCGAAAGCCTCGTCCCGCCTGCAAAGAGACATCCGGTCCTCACTATGAGACCACAGGAGATCGTGACTCATGTCAAAGAAATCGAAGATCACCGTCTTGTCCTTCTTCTCAACCTTGGTGATCCCACGGCCGTACTTCTGGTAACTTTGAATGGCTGACTTGTAACCAGAAGCAACGATTACTGATTCCAAATACGGTATGTCTATACCTTCATTGAAAATGCGTGTTGAGATAAGTGCCCCTATGTCTCCAGCCTGAAGCCGTAAAATGGCATCTGCCCTCTTTTTTGACGATGCGGAACCGGATACATATTCAACCGGAATACGGTCCCCAATGTGATTCATAATGTTTTTGCCATGATCGAGCTTCTCGACAAGTATGAGGCTTGGCATACCTTTTCGGTACATTCGTGAGGCTATGAGAGCAATAGCCATATTGCGTTCCTCGTGGTTCACTACACCATTTTCGTATATCATGTTCCAGTCTTCGCCCCATATTTGGTCAGCGATCTCCACGAAATAAATCTTCGGCTTCGCTATCCTCCCGACATCGACCAGTTCCTTCATGCGAACTTCGTAAATCAGTGGTCCTGTTATGGCCATTGATGCGAGCTTATTCTCTTTTCCAGATATGAGAGCCGTTGCAGAGAGTCCCAGACGGTATCTTGCAGACTTCAAATGGTAAGCAACCTTCTGATACGTCTCTGAGGCTCGGTGGACCTCATCGAAAATCACAAACTCGCGGGATTCGAGAAAGTCAATTGCCGCGTCTGGATTGGATGAAAGTGCTCGCCCCAGACTTTGGATCGTGGCAACCGTAACCCTTGAGGGACTCCAGGTTCCCTCTCCTATCACTCCTGGATCGATGTGGGCCTTCTCCTGGTACTCTCTGACCGTCTGGTGGAGGAGATCCTTGGTGTGGACGACAAAAAGCGTAGGGACGGCTAAGATTTGCGTACAGGCGATCCCTATGACGGTCTTACCTGACCGCGTGGAGAGCTTGCATATCCCTCGCTTGTACTTGAACAAAGCCTCTATGGACTTGTGCTGATGATCGCGAAGCTCTACGGTAAGATGCGGCTCTTTGAATTCGATAGAGGTTTTCTCATCTCGACGGTCCCCAATCTTGTACTCGATATTCTCTTTCTTCAATTTTTTGATGATCTCAGGAAGAAGACCTGTTGCGAAAGACTGATAGCGAGCGCTAAAAAAGCTCTTCTTCCCGTCCCACCGTCCTTGTTTGTATGCGAGTGAATACCGAGCCCCCTTGGTAAAAAATGTCAAATGGTCGGCAATCACTCGCACCTCATCCCTTGGTCCTCTTACGTAAGACCACACGTTGTCGAACGCGATTTCGATCATTCACTTTTCTCCATTGGAAACGGATAAATCTCGATACTGTTTCCGATATTGAGATTAATGTTATGTCGAAGAGACTTGTGAAAAATAATCGATCTCGTGATCACCTCGTGCGTAAACTCAGGAGCGATGTCCAAAAGAGCTTCCACAGCCTTGAAGAGTGCATCACCCTCTGGTTTACCCATATGAGCGTTTGCAAAGTAGGTAAGCCAGCTAAAGAGCAATCTGTGTATTCCGGCTACTCTGAGCGCCGTTGCTGCACTCAGCATTTTCCCAAAGGCATATCCCTCGAAAGGAACCTTTTTGTCGATAAGGTCAATGATGACCCGAGCAGCGAGAATAGCTCCTGGAAGATCTTCTTCTGAAATACGGACAGAGGTAGTAGGATTTTCGTTCATGGAGATCAGTTTTTTTCCGAATTCCCGATAGCCTTCCATAGCTGTCTCGATCACCAAATCTGCCAGCTTCTTGATCACGTCAGGATTTGCGAAGAACATCGCTATTTGAAGATCGTTGACAGGTTTGAGAAACATACCTCCACATTCCTTGTTGAGGCTGCACTTCTCACATCCGAACCTCTCACACATCTCCTCCATCTTTTCTCTCAAATCATTGATATCCATATTTCTTTCTCCTTTGTTCGACCTGAAGCTATTTTTAGCTTCAGGTCGAAGTTGGTCGATCAAGCGTGTTTCGCCATTGCCTGCTTGATGCGAGCCTCAAGCCACACATGGAACTTCTTGTCATGGCCGTCGAAGTTCCCTTCGGCTCCATACTTCTCCTTCATGAAGTCGAGCCACTTTTCTTCCACTTCAGAAAGCGCCTTCGCTACCGGCCCGAGGACAATTACGGGACCGTGGATGTTAAAGAGCTTCGTGTAGAGCTGCTCAAGATCCAACTCTCCCTTAAGGACCAACTTGTGGCTCTCAGGATCTCGCTCCTTAACATACTTCATCCAGCCGTCCACTTGACTCCAAATCGTCCCGACGCGAGCCTTGTCTCCGAGCTTCTTGATCTGCTCCTCAAGCAGGCGCGGAGCGTATCGCTTCACGTACTCGTATTGTTTCTGCTGAGCAACAGACACACCCGCCAGACCAGCCTTCCTCGACAGAGCGCCACCTCCCTTGGTTATCTTCGGGACCTCTTTCTTGGGAGCTTCGCCCTTGCCCTCTTTCTTGGGAGCTTCGCCCTTGCCCTCTTTCTTGATAATGGCCCTCGTCTCGGAGATTTTCGCCAACCTCTTTTCTTTCTCCTCTTTGTCGATTTTCTTCAACTCCTCGGGCCGCATCTTGGCGATGTATTCGAGCCTCTGGAGATCGGTCAGATGCCGACGCTCGACATTGAGATTCATGATATAGTCCGAAATCTCGTCGGGGGAGAGATCCAGAACCCGGATCTTGTCTTCCGGGATCGGCATCTTGAGTTCAGTCATGATGTCGAACCGGGTATGACCGTCGATGATTCGACCATCGGGCAAGACCTCGATGGTTCCGAGAAGCCCCTTTTTCTTGATGGACTTTTTGAGGCTCTGATACTGCTCGGAGTTGGGCCTTACCATTATGGCCTTAATCTCTGGATCGATATACGGCTGTTTGTTGGCAGGTACCGCTGGAGCCGGGTTTGCAACCCTTTTCGGTGGCACCTTTCCTGCTTTCTTCTTCTGCATTTCTTCCTCCTCTTTGTCCATGTCTGGAAGCGATTTAGCTGCTTCCATGACCTTGTGTACGATCCCGTTCACAAGGTCGCTCTTTTCAGAGCCTTCAATCTCGGCAATCTTGCCAAGGCTGGAAAGCTGCTGAGCATTAAGCTCAAGCAGCTCCTCCCGAAATGCTCCTTCGTCTTGGTCATGCACCTCCATAAATCGGTACTTGAGACCACCGAAGGACTTCACTCCCAACAGGGCATGATCCATTTCCCTCCTCCTTTTGACTTCCATGCTCGAACCATACGGATATTCTCGCATGGAAGTCAAGGAATATTTGTTGATTTATCCTGATTTTTTTACCCACTCGATCTTTCGACCCGTGAGTTTCTCCCAGCGCACAGCTGTCTGCCCACAAAGGCGATAGTACCGCTTTGCGCGCCGGTCATTACCGATCTTTGCTGCAAAGTCTCCTCTCTTTTTCAGTTTCAGAAGAAGATTCCACAGCGTCTCGTCGCTACACAGTTGAATGACTTCCGCTTTTGTCATGAAACTCCTTTCCGAGAATGAAGAGAAATCCCTCTTCAGTCTCTTCTACGGTTCCGATAACCTGAGACCGACTGCCTCCGTTAGAGCCGCCTGTAGCGCACACAAGGAACCTGTCCTTTCCACATTCATCCACATATCCTCTTACGCTTACTCCAGCGTTCCATCCTCGAATGTGGGCATATATGCCGCTTTTGGGGGTTCCTTGACGCGTTGCTTCTCCTCGACTTCCCTTAATGTTTGCATAAAATCTTGACATTCATTCTCCTTTCAGGAAATGTCTACACCGAGCTTTACCAGACCAAGATCCAGCAATGTTCGGTTCTTGACTCTTCCCTTTTTCATGACCTCTTTCAAGGTCTCTCCCGGTACGGGAACAGTTACGGAGATATCCCCGAACCCTACCGTAAGACGAGTAAGCCCGCCTTTATCGGGAAGGATTTCCTCCATCTCCGCTCGCATTTCATCAATCGTTTTCGGTTTTGCCACTTCAGACGGCTTGCGTCTTACTACGGCCTTCTTGTCAGTAGACTGGCGGGATTTCTTCATCGTACCTCCTCGATCCTGTAAAGGGGACAACGCGTGTCCGTTTCGGCTTTACCGGTTCATCACAGTACCGGCACTTCTTGCAAGGATCATATTGAGATTGCACTACCTCCTCTTCCCCATAGTAACGCACACGGAGTAACTTGATGTCCGAGCGCGTTGTTTTGCATTGGGTGCGAGACATTCGGCATTTGAACGTCTCGCACCAGATTGAGTTCTGTTCAAGCCACTGTTCAGGAGTCATAGCCCACTCGTTTTTGAAGAAACTTCATCAGTTATTTCAAGTGTATCCCAGCTATGGCCACATTCTTCGCACCACACCTTGTAAGAATAAAGCGGGCTTATTGTAACTTTCTCCCAACGCCCGCCGCCTGAATGTTTTTTGTGCCTCATGGGAACCATCACGATCTTTACTCCCGATAAGGCTATGCTTCCACATTCTGGACACAACATTAGAAGTACTCTCCTTTCGCCCATTGAATGAGCCCATTGAGGGCTCGATTGCGCTCGTAAGCGCCTACCAAGCTCAGATTCTTGTGCAGCTCGGTGTTCGCTCCATGAAAGCCATATAGCGTAGGCTCGTACGTGGGATCTTCGCCTTCCTTTCCCTCATACACGAGTTCGCAGAAAGCTGCAAATTTGGAAGGTGGAAGAACTCTGTCGTGCATAGCTGCAAAGATCATCTCCCGAAGTACGTACTTGTTCAGTTCGTAATTGTGGAGATCTTCGTGCCACTCCTGGAATTCTCCGAGATAGCCCTGGAGTTTGATGATTGCTCCATCCATGAGGAACACCAGCTCGGCTGTAGTAAGCCTTCCAGTGTGTTTGCGCTTGATAACGACACCATCGGAGCTGAACGCGAGATTGTCACAGACAAAAACACGCGTTCCAGCCATAAGACCAATGCACATAGACTTGTCCATAGCGTTCCTAATCCCGACGGCCCACGTCATGTCTTCGTTACCACGCTGAGCAATATCCCATGCTCCAAACATCTTCATCCCATTTTCAGAAATAGAATAGCGTTTGTTTATGGGCACGAGATCAGCTCGGTGAAGACTGTCCTGGACCACATCGATAACGTCGGCGTGATGGACAGGGTTCCATGTTTTCGTCCGTGGCACTTCCGGCAAACTCCGAATCATTTCCTCATTTGCGAGATGTGTGCCGCAATGGGCAATAAGATTAGCTTTTTTCATGCTTCTTTCTCCTCTCTTGGCCTTCGTTGGCTTTCAGGAAATCTTCCAAGTGAAGCCCCTCCACAATCTTGGCTACCGTTACCATTTTGCCGTTAGGTAGTTGAATATACTTCTCCCACTGTTTGCAGTTCGCGTATTCAATGGCTTTGATGCACAAAGGAATGAACACCAGTGAAACAGGCGGATAATGGTTTGCCTGAAGGTGCCACTGAAGAGCGCTCTGCAACCGAAGATTGCAAAAACCTACCTCTTCCGCCATTGACTGAGCCGATTGTTTACCCATTCTTTTTCTCCCTCCCATTCTTTTTGTGGTGAGATCACCTCCAGCTCCTGCTCTTACTTCCGCTCCAGCTCTTGCTCCAGCTCCTGCTACGGCTCTTGCTCCAGCTCCTGCTCTTGCTCAAGCTCTCGCTCCAGCTCCCGCTCCTGCTCTCGCTCCAGCTCCCGCTCCTGCTCCAGCTCCAGCTCCAGCTCCTGCTCTTGCTCAAGCTCTCGCTCCAGCTCCCGCTCCTGCTCCAGCTCCAGCTCCAGCTCCTGCTCTTGCTAAAGCTCTAGCTCCAGCTCCCGCTCCTGCTCCAGCTCCAGCTCCAGCTCCTGCTCTTGCTCAAGCTCCAGTTCTTGCTCCCGCTACGGCTCCTGCTCCAGCTCCTGCTCCAGCTCCCGCTTCCGCTCCTGCTACAGCTCCAGCTCCTGCTACGGCTCTTGCTCCAGCTCCTGCTCCAGCTCCTGCTCCTGCTCAAGCTCTCGCTTCGCGGTAACTCAAATATTTTGGTACAAATGGTCATATGCTCTCGCTCCAGCTCCTGCTACGGCTCTTGCTCCAGCTCCTGCTCCAGCTCCTGCTCCAGCTCCCGCTTCCGCTCCTGCTACAGCTCCAGCTCCTGCTCCAGCTCCTGCTCTTACTTCCGCTCCAGCTCCTGCTCCCGCTCCTGCTACGGCTCCTGCTCCTGCTCCAGCTCCTGGTTCTGCTACGGCTTCGCGATAACTCAAATATTTTGGTACAAATGGTCATATGCTCTTGCTCCAGCTCCTGCTCTTGCTCCCGCTACGGCTCCTGCTCCAGCTCCAGCTCCCGCTTCCGCTCCTGCTACAGCTCCAGCTCCTGCTCCAGCTCCTGCTCCAGCTCTTGCTCAAGCTCTCGCTTCGCGGTAACTCAGATATTTTGGTACAAATGGTCATATGCTCTCGCTCCAGCTCCTGCTCTTACTTCCGCTCCAGCTCTTGCTCCAGCTCCTGCTACGGCTCTTGCTCCAGCTCCTGCTCCAGCTCCAGCTCCCGCTTCCGCTCCTGCTACAGCTCCAGCTCCTGCTCCAGCTCCAGCTCCTGCTCCAGCTCCAGCTCCTGCTCTTGCTCTTGCTCAAGCTCTCGCTTCGCGGTAACTCAGATATTTTGGTACAAATGGTCACGAGACTTAACTCTCTCCCTTCCAAAATTGGCCTATTTTGACAGTCAACTTCTCTTCTTGCACAATTATCCAAGAAGTTGGAATTGGAAGAGAATCAGGATAAGAGCCGCACTCACC